TATTTTTAAACTTATTATACAGTTTATCCGGAGTATGTGATATTACAAAAATATTTGCAAACTCCATTTTCGGTATTAAATCAATAAAAGCATCAACACCTGTTTGATCTAATGATGAATCAAATATCTCATCCATAATCAATAAATTCGTTGACATAGAATTTTTCATCTTGGATATTTCTCTCCATGTCAATAATATAGCCATATCAATTCGAAGTTTTTCACCTTCAGAAAACGAACTATAACTAAAATGATCACGATTTCTAGACAAAATTGTTTCATTAAATGTTTCATCTAATTGGAATTTAACAAAAAAATCAAACTTTGTCAAGTACTGATTAATAAAATTATTAAAAATAGGTAAGTATTTTTGTACAATTACAGATTTAATACCAGTATCCTTTAACATTGTTCCTATTGATTGGTAATATCCAAGTAATACATTTATATTTGATTTTTTGTCCTTAAATTTCTCAAATTCATCATACATTAAAATAAGTTCATTTTTTTCATCATCAACGTTGACATTTACATTTTGTTTAAGGTCACCATATAACTTATCTATTAAATTATCATTGTATTTAATGGATGTTTGTATTTCAGCTAGTCTTTTATCAAAAGTAGAAATATCATGAACATAGTTCTCAAAAACTTTTATTTTATCTTCAACCTTTTTAAGTTCATTATTTAATTTTTCTGAATCATTTTCCAATTCGGTAAGAGTATTAGTATATCTATCAACCATTTCATTTTTAAAAACATGGTGTATATCCTGACTACACGTTGGACACACATCATTGTCATTAAAGAATTTAATATCCTTTTTTATGCGTTTAATTTTATTATTAAATTCATATTCAATTTTATCTAAATTCTTTTGCTTATTTTTTGTGGATTCATGATTAACAAGAAAACTTAATAGATTATTCTTACTTTGTAAAATATCATCATATTCTTTTTGATGTAGTTCATTTTTTTCTTTAAGTATATTAATATCGGAATTAATTTTATTAACTCTCTCATCATTATCAAGTGATACTCTATCAATATATTTTTTCTTTAAATTGATCTTATCGGTATATAATTCAATATGATTTTCAAGTTCATATTTTTCATTTTTAGACATTGTTAATCTATTTTTAAGTACCTCATTCATCTTAGAAAAAATTGTTAATCCAAGAAGTTCTTCAATGAGATTTCTTCTGTCTTGTGGTTTAAGTTTCATAAACGGAACATACGTTGCTTTACCCAATACAACAATTTGAGTAAAAGCAGTATAGTTCATTTTAAGAATATTTTTCTCTAAATAAAACTGGTAATCACTGACATGTGACTCCTGATCAATTAATTTACCATCTTCATATATTTCAAATATATTTGGTTTAATACCACGTATAACCTTATATTCATTTTTACCAACAGTAAAATTAATTTCAACTAAACATTCTTTACCATTAACACTATTAATTAACTGCGGTTTATTAATATTCCTATAGGGTTTACCATATAGAACAAATGAAATAGCATCCAACATTGTTGACTTACCAGCACCATTTGAGCCTACAATAACGGTTGTTTGGTTAGAGTGTAAATTTACTTCAGTAAACTGATTACCAAATGAAAGAAAATTCTTCCATTTTATATTTTTAAAAATCACCATAATATTAATCCATTTCAGATAATGCTTCTATATAAAGTTCCTTAAATAATTTCTTAATCTGATCACCATCAAAATCAAGTTCAAGATCATCAATATATGATGAAACTATAGTCATAGTATCCTCATTTTTAATGAGTTTTTCATCAAAATCTTCTGACATCTGATATATTGAATTATCAACAATATCAAATTGGAATGGATTAATCTGCTGAATTTTATCGATAAAAAGATCAAATTTATGTTGATCTTCTTTTTCACCAACAATAACTCTAACAATTCTATCCTTTAAAGAATCATAATCAAATTCAATAATATCAATATCTTCATCATAAAAGATTTTATGGAACATCTTATCATTATTTTCAACTTTTGTCAATTCTCTATTTGACAAATCAAATATATGAAACCCTCTAGAGCAATCATAATCCGCCCATGTAAATTGCATTGGAGAACCTAAATATTGAATATTTCCATTTATAGATGGTTCATGGAAATGACCAGAAAATACATATTCATACTTATTAAACAGTTTCTTGTCAATTCCATCATGACAAACACCACCATTTTTATGCATTTCAAAGCCAGAAATTTCAAAATGACCAAGTAAAATATCACCTTTAAAACTATTAATGAAGTTGAATGATTCATCTTCGTTTTCCATATTAATCCATGGAACAAGACCAATACGTTCATCATCAATAATAAGTTCGGTTGGTGAAGTGTGTACTTTTACATTACCATATTCTTTTAATATAAGATTCGGAGAATTAACTCGATTTGTGTTCTTAAAAGAACAATCATGGTTACCAACCAGAATATCAACCTTTATATTTTTTTCTAAAAGAACATCAAATAGCCATTTTTTACATTCATGTGCCGTATTAAAATTAATATATTTTCTTCTATCAAATAAATCACCAAGTATAACTACATCTTTAATTTGCTCTTTTTCCAATGTTGGAATAAACAATTCGGTAAAGAATTTCTTATGTGCTTCAAGAAATACAGTTGAGTCATTACGAACACCTATGTGGCAGTCATTTATAAATGCTAATTTTGTCATAATATAAAAAAACCTAAACGAAATTTTCTAAGGCAAATTCCAATGATGTATTAGTAAATGCTTTATCATCATCATGGATTTGCGCTGAATAAGATTCAAAATCTACACCCATTTTTTCAATATACTTCTTCTTAATATCATGTTGCTTTGCTTCTTTGTTAATTCGTCTAACAAAAGAAAAATAACAAATCTGCGTAAAATAAGAAAATGGATTGGATGATTTGTTGGTATCAAAATTATCAATATATCTTATGCACGTTTCAATAGCATCGCCAATCATTTCATCCCTATACGTATAATTAATAAAATTATACCTATAAGCCAAATTAGTAGCAATGTCAAGTATAATTTTACCTATCTTATCGTTTATTTTTGGTATTGGCAAATTTTTTTGTTCACAATCTTTGATTATTTTTTTTCGTTCCTGCATCAAAAAATAAAAATCTTTATTACTAACATAATTATTATCACCCATAATATAATCCTCAATGTTTCACTATTTCATCATAAACTTCTTCTTCATCAAAAGCATCTTCCATTTCTTCTGAATTTTCATCATTTGATTGATATTCGGAATAATCTTTATTTAAAATATTTTCAAATGAAGATAAAAACATATTATTTGGATTTGACACATTAAGTATTTTTTCAAGAGGTATGTAATATACATCGTCTTTTGATGGTCCAATCCATTTTCTTAAATAAACATCTACAGAATCATCAATTACTTCCATTGGTCTAAAAACCGTAATAGAATGTTCATTTAAGTATTCCTCATCAACTAAAACTCTTCCAATTAATATAGAACCATTAACCAATGTTATAACTTTATCGATATATTTTAAAATCTCTTCTTTTTTTGGTTGTCTAGGAATCATACATCAATCACCTTTATTTTACAGTTAAATTTTTCTTTCTCGTATAGCTCTAATCTTTCTAAAAAATGTTTATATGTTGTATTCTTTTTATTTTTCCAAGAATAATCATCTGCTATATCATATAATACTGCTGACTTACCATTTGGTGCAATTCTAAGAACACGGCCAATGGATTGTAAATTCTTAACCTTAGATTTATAAGGATGAGCAAATATTACACAATTCAAATTTTTAATATTAATTCCCGTTGAAAATACTCCATATGATGCTAGTATTATAACATTATTATTTTTCTCTGTAAACTCTCTAGCGTATTCTCTATCATTAACCGGTGTGTTACCATGAATAAAAAATATCTTTTTATCTTGACATTTCTCTAATAATATGCTATAGAGTTTTTCACCATGTCTTTCCACATAATTAAATAATATTAATGTATTATATTCTTGATCTACTGCTAAGTTAAGAATAAGATTGTTTCTTTTACGATCCTCAACAATAACATTTAATTCTTCCTGATATTTCATTTTAGAAACTGCTTTCTTATCAACATCTATGTGATTCAGAATAAGCGCATTAATTTTAAGATCGGATAATACACCATCATCCATTAATTTTTTAGACTTAATGGTGTCATATGGTTCACCAAATAACCCAATTAATGTTAATTTATTTGCTTTAGCATCTTGTACGGTGCCAGTTAAACCAACTCTATATTGAGCATTTACAGATTTCTCCATTATTCCTTTCAATGAATTTGCGGAAGCCAAATGTGCTTCATCTATAAAAACAGCATCAAAATCTTCAAACCAATTTTTATTTAATTTAAAAATACTTTGCCACGTTGTCAGTGTTACATCATAAGAATTATTTTTTTCTTTACCGGAATAAATCTTATGTACGTGTTCATCCAATGAGTTCCAACCATAATCAACAAAGTCTTTATATAATTGCTCAACCAATGATACAGTTGGCACAACAATTAAAATCTTTTTACCTTGTTCCATAATCTTCCTAACGGAACAATATATTATTAATGATTTACCTGAACCGGTTGGTGATACTATCAATCTCTTTTTATTATTTAAAATTTTATTAATAGCATTAACTTGATAACCATATGGTTCAAATGGTAAATTTAAATCAGAAAAATCATATTGGACTTCATCAAAGTTTTTATTTATATCATCACAAAATGATATTGAATATCCATTATATTTTGCAAACTTAATTAACTGGCCTATCAATCCATAATAGGTTGTTTTATTATTCATGTTAAATAAATATACTTTACCCGACCAAAGTCCATTTCTATACTTTGGCATGAATTTATATCCATCGACATAAAAAGAGAAAGAATCATTTAACTCATAATAAATTCCAACATCTTCACAATTTACATAAACAAAACTTTCATTTATTCTTTTTATTTCTATATCACTCATCACATACCATTTTTAAACCTTAAAAAGTCTATAGCATTTCTAATATTCCAGTTTCTACTAGCTAATGATTTTTTCATATCATCAACTAAAACTAATTTAATATCGCATAGATCAATTTTCTTTTTTATTTTTAAAACTTCTTCATCAGCATTAACGTGTGCTTCTACACCAGAATTTGTTAATTTTTCATGAAATGGTTTCTGTTTATATACTTCGGGATCACATTGACCTTTATAATATTTATATTTAAACATTAATAAATCTGATAATTCATATTCCAGATTTTTCTTTTCACCCATAATATTCGAATATAATACAAAATATTTAGATTGTAATTTGGCGGTTTCTATTGATTGTGCGTCAAGTACATCAATACGTAACTCACCATCAATTTCTATCATTTCCTGCAATTCGCGTAATTTCATATAAAAATCCTAGTATTTAATTAAATATTATTAATTATACTAAAAATTTAATCATATGTCAAATGTTATTGTATTTCCATTGATGTTTAATTGCGTAAGGTCATCAGTACCCATAATAGTGGATTGTTGTGGGAAGTCAAAATATGCATAATTAAATGTGGCTGTGGCTGTAACTATAACATTGTCATCATCATTAGTACCAAATGAAAGTTCGCTAAGTGAAGTTGGAAATATACCAACAAATCTAGCAATCATTTTAGCGTTCATTTGTCCCGATAAAATATGTAATGTAGCATCTGTTTTGTTTCTTCTCTCATCATCGGTTCTCATTATTTCCATGATCCATCTATAGATTTCCAGATAGTTTGTCATATCTTCATCAATTAAAAATGTAACTATCATTGGATCAAAAGTTATTTTTGAACCTGTGAATTGATTATTTCTTCTTGGTTGGTCGTGCATGGGTTGATCAATATCTACACCGGGAATCATAGCAGTTTGCATAAAAAATGTAGTATTAGGTAATCTAGCAATATCAAATTTATATTGTACCGTAGATAAAGTATTAAGATTTGTTGGTGTTGACATATTGATATACCTCCATAATATTATTTATCACCCATAAAAAAAGGGGACTCCGAAGAGTCCCCAATTAATTTTCAGTTAATTATTATTATAATTATTACTGAAGGTTCTGAACATTAACAATGCGGTAGTAAGAATTCGCACGGTCATTCAGTGAAGTGAATGGATTAGCAACCATACCATAACGGGTTTTGAAACCGATAATTGGCTGGAAGGTATCCTGATTAACAGCTTTAACTAACTGCAATGGAACGTATGGGCAGTAGAAGAAGCCGGCGTCATATGCGTTTTGACCTTTGTAACCAACAGTGTAGAAATCTACAGTTACATATGGATCAACATATACTTTTACGCGACCATTCATCATAGAACCAGCAAAGGTAGCACCAGCAGGATCAACATCAACGTTATTCTGCAATGCAGCCGCAGAATCAAGTTTACCAGCCAGAGACAGAGCGGAAGCAACATCTGAAGAACAGATGATGAAGTTGCCTTTACCACGTTTTGTATCCAGAGCAATTGCGTTTGCATCACGTTCAATGGCAAAAATCAGACCTTTGAACTTTTCAACAGACCAACGACCATCAGCATCAGCAGTAAGATCGAAAACACCCGCATTCGTAGCAAAAGCAGCACCTGCTTTAGCAGATGAGTAGATTTTACGAACAACTTCGCGGTTGATTTCAGTCATGATTTCAGTTGAAAGGATAGTAGTAAGTTCCTGTTCAGCATCCAGACCATGAATTGCCTTCATGTCCTGTGCGATTTCCATTGAGTAGGATGCTTTAAGCTGACGGGCTTTAGCAGAAACATCAGTACGATCAATTGTGAATGTCATTTCATTCCAGTTGGTTGTACCTTCTGCATCGGCAGTATCAAGACCAAGACCAGTTGAGAAAGCAACATCAAACGGATCGGTTGATGTGTGAGTGCCAGTACCGGAGTAAGCAGTATCAACGTTGTTTTCACCAGTGGCGTTAGCGGCCAGAAGTGCTTCTGTAGCTAACTTAGGATCGGCATTATCATTGTACTTAGAACGCATTGCGAATACCAGACCGGTAGGACCTGACATAGGCTGTACGCCACATACATCATAAGCGATCATTTTAGGTGCCATACGACGAACCAGAGAAATCAGGATCGGATCGTAGTTATCAACACCACCAGCAGTAACGGATGTAGATGGTTCGCCGGCTTCTTTCAGGAATTTTTCCTGGTTTTCAAGTAACTGTGCGGTTACTTTCTTCTTATAGTGATCAGAAATTTTTTCTACTTTTTCGGATTCCAAAACAGCATCCCATTTTTCAAGTAGAACATCTAATGTTTGACTCATTTTAATTCTCCTATTATATTTTTATGTATATTTATAAAAATTGGTTTTTATAACGCATCTAAGTAAGCAGACATTTTAGTGCTTTTACTTTCTACGCTCTTTTCTTCATCATTTACTTCATTGGACTTTTCAGACTTGAAAAATGATTCACGGATGGTTTTGACTTTCTTTTCAAAAACACCAATATCGCTTGCATCTAAATCTTCAACTAAACCAGCAAATTTTTCTTTCTGAGATTCGGTTAAATCGGAAGTTGCATCAGCAATAATCTGATTTTTCTTGCTTTCACGGATCTGTTTCTTCAGCTTAATGTTTTCTTCAATCGCTTCATTGAGATCGCCAGTAAGTTCAGCAACCTTTGTTTCAGCGGCAGAAACAACATCTTCTTTACCTTCGGGTACTTCAACGTAATGCTCAACAAATACGTTTTTCATGCTTTCCATGAATGATTCCATCAGTTCCATCTTGATACCAAATTCGATAGCCAGACGATTTTCTTCCGCCCATTCTTCAACAACATATGACAGATAATCATCAACTTTCTCAGTAAGTTCTTTAGTTTTTTCCTCAACTGCTTCGGCAATTACCGCTTCGTTTTCAGCACTAATTTCGGCTTTATAAGCAGAAACTTTTTCTGAAATCACGGCTTCCAAATTAGTCTGGAATTTTTCTTTTTGTTCATCGCTAACTTCCATTCCCTCAAACAAAACGGAAATTTCTTCTAAAAGTTCAGACATTTTTTTTCTCCTAATATATTTTTGTATATTTATAAAATTATAAATTCATCAAGTTAAATGTTTTTTAAGATACATTCAAACAGTTTTTTATGTAGTTCCGAATTATCCATACCCATTGAACCCTTATTAACTATTTCTTGTACCTGTTCAATTTCACGTTCAACGAGAATACCGTTTTCAAAAATCCATTCTTTATTTTCCATGATGCCATTTATAAATGCATCTGGTGCAGAAGGATCAGAAACAACATCAATAGCCGTAATATAGAAACCATTTTGAACTACATTAGCGCCATTTGATTCTTTAACAGCACCTAAACCTCTAGAAGAAACTCCCATTGAAACTCCATCTTCAATTAAATTTCTAACAATTGAACCCATAGGTGTATTTAAAATCTTTGCTTTACCTATCCAATCAGAACCACTTTCTTTAAGTCCAGTAATCATATGACTTGCACGTTCTGGATTAACCTGCGGTGTGGTTGGATGATTTAATTCTGAAATTGATCTTTTTGTATCTATAAATTCTGTTTTATATCTAGATACCGCTTCAGACATAACATCTTTAGGATAAATTCTACCATTTCTATTTTTAACTGAATCCTGTAAAAAGATACCTTCAATGAACATCTGCTTTTTACCATTAGTATCTTCTTCTATAATGGAAGCAACCTGTTCCACTTGTTCTGTAATGAATATCATTGGTTATCTCCTATCTACTTATATCCAAGTCTTTTTCTTATTAGTTTTGATTTTTTAGCTAAACGTTTACCAATATTTTGCGCTCTTACATTTTGACGTTTAGAAATTTTTCTTTTTCTTGATGCAAGTTGCTGTTTAATTTTCCAACCGGCACCTTTTGCTTTATATCCTTTGCCGACACCTTTTGATATTTTACCAGCGCGCCGTCTTTGCCTTTTTGAAACTAATTTTCCACCTTTTTTATATTTTGAAAAGGAAACTCGTCTTTTTAATCCAGAACCCTTTTCACTTTGATTAGCTTCATCAAGTTCTTCTTCCTCATCTTCAAAATAAATAACCAGTTCATACCAATCATCTTCATTAAAATCAATATTATTAATATCTATTGGATCATTTTCAAATTGTTCTACATCTTCATACTCGGTTTCATCGTTTCCATCATAGAAAAAAACATCATAATCAATATCATCAGGTAAGTTTCTAATACATAAATCCAATGATTCTTTATTATCAAAAACAACAGATAAATGATCATCAAAATCATTAAAATCAATTGCACCCATCATTTCAAAAAAATCTTCCGGAAGATCATAATAATCTTCCATTATAATACTTCTAATCTCTAAAATTTTTTCAATTACTTTAGTATTTAATTTTTCTAAAGTATCTTCTTTGAATTTATTAAATTTCATTATTCCTCACTTTCAGTATTAGTGAAATAATTTGAAGAAATTTCATCTCTTTTATTATTTATAAATTCCATAGTTTTAACTCCAATAACAGATTTAAATGAATCAGCAACCGCACTTGGATTTTCTTCAATAGAATTTCTTATAATATTTTCAACATCAGTATATTCTTTATCATCACTCATTTTCTTCCTCACTATCTTTATTTTCAGGTTTTGGTGTTTCAACTTCAGGTTCTTCGACTTTAGGTGGTTCTTGATTAGAGTCCACATTTTGCGGCAAATATTCTCCTTCTGGATCTTCTTCGCGCTCATTGTCGATTTCATCCCTTAACTTTTCAATTTCCCCTTCACTTAATTTAAGAATTTCTCGTTTAATATATTCATTTGAATAATATGTACCAATCATATCAGCTTGTTGCATTAACGAAAAGGTTTCTATTCTTTCTCTTAAAATTTCAATTTCTTTAAATTCTGAGAAATAATTATCTTCGGTAAAATCAAAAGAAATTTCATCACGTATTTCATTCCATTCATCTTCTGTAATTATTTTCTTGAGTATAAGTTGTGTTTTCAATATATCTTCAAACAATTGAGAAAAACGCACTCTTAATCTATTAATAAATTTAGAAAACTTAACTTCATCCCTAGTAATTTCAGAAGTTCTACCTAAATTGAAAGAAGAAGAATCTTGTTGGAAACGTGATAATGGAACATTCAAAGAACGATATAGTTTATCCTTAAAATAGTTAACATCATCAATTTCACCCAGCTGTTGTCCGCCCTGAAGTAAATCTATTTCAGTACCGCGGCCACCTTCCCTACGAGGCAACCAATAATCTTCAATCATTGCCTGAAATTTCTTTTGTTGATTTACTGTACCAGTTGATGCATCATAAACAATTTTATTCTTAAATCTATTCATAATATCTTTAAGATATTGTTCAGCCTTACCTTTTGGTAAGTTACCAACATCAATATAAAATGCTCTACGTTCAGGTGCCCTTGTTACCCTATAGATAACAACCGAATCTTCCATTAATTTTAAATTATTCCAAGGCTTAATTGATTTATAAAGATATGATAATACTGCCTTACCGGTTTCATCGGTAACTCCAGATGTAACATAAGCAATAGCATCCCTTGGTATTTTAACACCATTTTTAACCAATTGCTCATTACCACTCATATCTTTACTATTTAAAGGAACCTTTGAATAGATAAAATATTCTTTTGATTTAGTTGTATCGTAAAGTTCCAATTCAAACATACTAGAATTTTTCTGTACAATATGTTCTCTAATAAGTTTAATATACAATGGATCAATAGGAAGTAAATCTACAATACCTTTACCGGATTTATCAATAACCTTATGATATATAATTTTACCATCAATATACCAGCGAGTAAATATATTATAACCCTTTGATTTAAATTTCAACAATTTTAAAATATAATTAAATTCATCAATTATTTTTTCTTTTATATTATCGGATAAGTCCACATCATATAAACTTATTTCTACTGAAACACCATTATCGGATATGATAGCATCATTACAAATTTCCTGAATAGCCTGATCAATTTCTTGATGTAAGGACATATTTCTATAAATAGAAAGCAATTCGTATTCATTCGTTGGTATTCTATCTAAATCAAAAGAATGTAAAATTTGAGCAGCATGATCAAAACCACCAACATCAATGTCAATAGCTCCATCATCACTACTTGGTTTAACAAAAGTTATACCACCATCTTTTTTGTCTTTCGATTTAAAAATGCTAAAAATATCCATTCAGTGTTTCCTGACAGTAAAATTAATAATATAAAAGAAAAAATACTTCCATCTTTCAATGGAAGTATTTATACACTTAATCCGGCGCGCCGTCTGAAGTGAAATAGTTCATTGAGAATGTAACTGTAAATTCTTCTACAGTATCATTCTGATCATAACCTAAAGTTATATCACCAACCGAAACAGGGAAACAGTTATATAACTTATATTTGTATATAACATCACCATTACGATTTAACTGTTTAACAACAATATCGGAATAATAATCAGATGGATTAGTTAAACCCTCATTACCCTCAAATGTGTTAATTGCATGGTGCCACTGTTCAAATGCTCTACGAGTTGAAAAGTCGGTATCATTTATCATGGTTACAGTCCAATCAGCAAATGTTTTATCACCCGCAATCTTGATCTGTCTACCCATGAATGGTACGATTGTTTGACCCATTGTTGATTCAGGTAAAGAGGCTGCTTTGCAAAGCATTGAGCGTTTTAAGTTATCACCTGCGTCAATTCCTAGAGGGAAAAACAATTCAACTTTATAGAGATTAGGTCTTGCGCCGCCGCCATTAAACTGCGCTACAAAACTATCTACGTTGACTATTTCTGCCATTTTTTTCTCCTAATCTTTTATTTTTATTTAGTGGAGTTTTTACACTCCACTAAAATTATTTTTTAAAATTTCTATTTATTTATTAAAAACGACCAACCACTTCTTCAAATTCCACACCTGTTCGAACAGCAACAAAGTTAAGTTGTATGAAGTTGATTGATTGTGCAGGTTTGATGTAAATATCACCAACAAATTCGGAACGATCAATAACTTCTCCGGTGTTATTTGATTCATCACAAATAACTCTGAAGTCGTATATACCGCGACGACCTTTTACTTCGCGTAAGTATGGTTCTGTCATATTTACAAACTGCGCTCTTGTGAATGCATCATTGAATTCGAACAACAGATATTTTGATGCTTTAGCAATTGCTTTCTCAAGAACAATAAACAATCTACGAACATTCAATTTCTGGAATGCAGATGGTTTAGCCAATAATGTTCTATCACCGTACAATACAACACCTTCACCCTTAAATGAAACGATTGGGTTGATATTGTTTTTATAAAGTTCATCACGGTAAGTTTTAGATGGATTAATAGCCAACTTAATAACATTTTTGATCTGACCTCTGGTATATCCAGCAGGTGACCACCAAGGATCAGCCATATAGTCCGATCTAGCAGTTGCGCCTGCAACATCAGCATTTAATGGCAACCAACGATACTTATCATTATAAGCATCATACTGATATTTCCAACCAGAATCCATAAATGCATATGAAGTTGAAAGAGCAATATTATTTTTAGTTGTAATTGCATTTTCAGCCGCCTGCGATTCTTCAACATTAACAACATCGGAACGTTTTGGTGAGAAGAATGCAACACAATCTTTACGAGTTTCGGCAACATTTGAAATAACATGTTCAATAACAGTTTCTAATAGTGTATCACCACCCGCATTACCCAGAATGAGTAAAGATACATCAACAACTTCTGCGTTTTTAAACATATCCCATCCAGCTGTAATATCACCGGCAACTAAAGTACCACCGTTATCACCACCAGTTAATGAATATGTAATATCACTTGATAAGGATTTGAATGTATTATTCAATGAAACATTGTTCCATTCAACACCAGTATCCGCTTCAACAGTAGCAGTAGCAGTAGCACCAGAACCATATGTTGTATCATCAATTGTTACTGTTGTAGTACCTGAAACGTAGTTAGCACCATCAGTATCAACAGTTATTGAAGAAACAGAATAACCAATAGTTACATCAGCAGTTGCATCATCATTACCAGTTCCAGTAACAGCCGTAACTGTTGCACCAGTTAAATCACCAGTAAAACCTGAACCGGCATCATCAATTGAAATACTCTGTATACCGCCAGCACCATCGTCTGTAACAGTACCAGTAACAGTACCGCCATTTCCAGTAATACTAACACTATCACCCGTTGCATATCCAGTACCAGCCGCATCTACAGTAATATCAACGGCAGAACCGGTTGAAGATAAAACAGCAGTAGCAGTAGCATCGGCACCATCACCAGTAATAGTTACAGTTGGAGCTGTTTCATAACCAGAACCAGCCAAATCAACAGCAATAGCAGTAATTGCACCATTTGAAGCATAGTCGGTTTCAGCAGGAGTATCCAACCACCAAACATAACTTGATTCTTTGTTAAGAACAGAACCATAGAAGTTAGGACCGCCATCTTCTGATTTACCATCGTTTGCTTTAGACAGATAAGAAAATTTCTCAAGTACTGTATTTGGTACACCTGTGAATTTACCACCGGCATCAACTACAACAACATGAATTTCATCATTTGAACCACCAACTCCACTGGTGAATGTTGAAGTGCCCGGAGCGCCGTCGAAAAGATTTTCATAAGTCCATCCAGTAAATGTTGCAGAATCAGCAATGTGAACTTCTATAGAATCACCTTTTTCGCCGGCATATTTTGCGGCAAATTTAACGGTAGTGTTTGATTCAAAAACAGATGTATAATGTGTTTCATTTTTAATTAAAACACCAGCGCCATCGTCACTTGAATTCAATGCGCCAGTACCAACAACGCGAATAACATTACAGTTATTGGAATATGCTAAAAAGTTGTAAGCAGTAAACCAATCAACATAAGTATCTTCAGTTGGTTTTCCGAAAATTTCTTCTAATTTTTTTGAGTCGGAAACAATTGTGTAGTCTAAAACAGGACCCCATTCATAAGCACCAACAACAGCACCGCCGGTTGTTGCTACAGAAGGAATGTAACCAGTTAAATCTACCTCAGAAACATTTACTCCCGGACTCAGTTGAAATTTTGAACCCATTTGTTTTTCTCCTATATAGTAGTATATTTTTACATATATTTATAAATAAATAATTTTAAGAAATGAAATTTGTAGGATATCCACGATCTTCTAATGAATCTATAGAATCATCATAAAAACCAACAGGTAATAATTCATTTTCTATATCTTCCTTTCTTTTTTCAATTAGCATTTTTATAGTATCATTCTGTGTAAGTTCCGAAAAATAGTCCTGAGTTGATAACCAACCAAAAGAAACCAAAGTCATAACAATATCATCATGTTTACCGGTTTCGGCCTGAAAAGAATTATTTTTTCTGGAGAATGATTGTAATTCTTCTATAGTATTAAAATCATTTACTTTATAAAGATTGTTCTCAATCAGTGATTTAATATTTGTGCAACCAATATTTTTGGTTTTTTTCGTCATTCTTAAACCATAATCAATTCTATTTGAAAAACCACCTGAAACTAAATTATCGGATTTATCAATTTTAGTTATAATGACATTTTCATATTCATATTCAGAATATAATAAATTGGCAACCTGAGAACCAACGGAATTTGTCTCTATTAACACAAATGCTTGATTATATTTATATGCAATATTATTTAATATTTCCGGTAATATAACCGGTTCAATTTGATTACTTCTCCAAACAGCAACCTGTTCATAAGGATTAACCGAAACATCAGTAATATTAATAACAGTATAATCTAAACCTACTCCCTCGGACACATCAACCGTCATTATATAATTATGTGTTTTATCGATATTTCTATATACTGAAAAATTATTATCTTGAAATATTGGATCTTCCCAAACTAATGAGGTTAAAACATTACCATCCAATAAAGTGTCCGATGAGCCATGAAATTGACATTTAAATTCTTGATTAAATTTTTTTAATCCAATATTATTAATAGTTTCTTCTCTCCACTCCTCATCCCTGTCGGGATGTTCATTCCATTTAACTTCTAGTGGAAAAAATGAATTTCTTTCCTTTTTAGCATCACTCCATATTTTATAAAATAAATTCATTCCATTTGGTGTTGAAGTAATAATAACCTTTGTAGATTTACCCGAAGAAATTACCGGATAGGTTGATGTAAAGAATTCATCGGCGTTATCAACAAAAGCAAATTCATCCAAATAAACAAAGTTAAATGATCTACCACGTACAGCATCGGAACCTGTTGCGAATGACATAATATTTGAATCATTTCCGAGCTTGACATTTTTCTTGTTGTATTCTTTAACTCCGGGTTGTAGAAAATGCGGCAAGTTCTCAAACATTCTTTTAATACGATCAAGAATTTCAATAGCAGTGGCTTCTTTGTTTGCAAGGATACCGATAGATTTTTCAGGAGTGAAGATAGCATAGTGTAGAATATAAGCGGCTACAATGGTTGATTTACCGGTCTGCCTTGGAAGTAGATTGATAACAAATCTATGATTATTAAATGCGTCAAGCATTCTTTCTTGATATTCATATGGATGAAATAATTGCAATCCATAATCAAGTGTAATTATTTTCACATAGTTCTTTGTGAAATATAAAATATCATCCCTACATTTAATATATTCTTTAATTTCATCAGATGTAAAACCTGTTTTTATACCAGCTTTTTTAATATTGGTATTACCATTATAAAAATCAACCATATTATTTTTTACCGGTTCTCATAATATCGCTTAACTCAATAGCACGACGACCTACCTGTTTAGCCCATTTCGAATCAAGCATTTCAATTGATGCTTTTGTATAATCATGCTGTTCTATAGCAGACCACATCTTTTTAAAACCAGAAAGTCTACTAGGACCCATATTAAAAATCATGTTCAAAAGTACATAATATCTTTCGGATGAGAGTTCATTTGCAATAGGAAATTTATTAATTAAAACTGAAGAAAAATATTCAATATCGTTATTTAAAAGATATTCAACCTCATCCATAGATAAACCACGATCAACTAGATTTCTACCAACACCAATCGTTTCAATTCCTAATGAATCCTTATACACTTTAAATTCAACTCCCTCATGTCGTTTTAACATTTCAATAAAATCTTCTTTATTCATTTTTTCTCCATTAATAATTTTTGTAATTCTTCAGTAGAACCATTAAATATAAATTGTGTATTATTGACGGTCTCCGGAGAATCTTTAGGTTTCTGGTTCATTATATCTTGAGCGTCACGATGTAAATCCATAAGTGATTTATTCATATCAGTAATTGTTTTAAGTGTATTTGCTAGAACCTCGTATGCTCTAGGTGATTCAGATTCTTCAGCAACCTTAGCCAAATTCTCCAAAATATTGGTGCCAATATCAATTGTGTGTTTCATCGATTCTCTAGCTTGCTCGTAGTCGGATTTAGCGTTTTCGGCTACTTGATCGGAATGAATAATTGGTGTATTATTCTTTACTGGAATAATTGAATGTTCAAAACCAGTTTCGGTTCCTACAAATTCTGAAATTGGGTCAAGTTGTTTTTCTGTATCCATAATATTATCACTTTTTATGTATATTTATACTTGACGGAACGATAAAAATATGGTATAATAAATCCAATTTATTAGGAACTTAATAAATTAGGAACGGAGTGGAACACGGAGTATTCTTGCTTCGCAAGAATTTATAAATCATTTATTTGTGTATTTATACCATAATCATCTGTTGATAAAGAATCAAAAGGATCAACTTCCGTTAATACCTGTTCTAATGGAGTATCGGTATTTCCATTTAGTATGGTTACATCGGTTCTTCTAATAACACTGGAATTCTTTATATCTGGATAGAAGTATATTTTACAATTAAAACTTAATGTCCATAATATACTTCTTCTTTCTTCAAAATCACCATCAGAAATAACTTCCATATCAGTACCACTTAATGTAAAAGGAATATTACTGGAAATATTGAAATCGGATTTATCCTTAACTTTAACAATTAACTCCGGTGTAAAATAAGGTAATATCTGTTCAACAATTCTAAATGATTCATCCATTTTCCTTGTAGCAATATATAGTACAAAATTAGCAACATATGGAACCCGATTAAACATTGAATTTTCTTCATTTTGGATTTTATTCATTTTGTTTAATTTTCTTTGTGAATCATATTGTATATCGGTTAATTCGAATCCCATAGCAGGTAATGTTGTTTCAACCTTAACAGATTCATCAGACAAGTCTGGTCTATATAGAGTTCTAGTAACAAATTTTTCTTTGGAAAGATATTGTAGTGGTACTTTTATATTAACACCATTCTGTTCAATATAAATTTCATTGAAAAGATTACCAAACGCAACACTGGTATTTCGTAAAGTATTATAATAAAATGGAGATGTTACTAACATTAAAATTCACCAAAGGGATTGGATTCCGTATAATCAACAACAGTATTGGTTGCTTCTTGTTCCATAATATCATTATCATTAATAGATAGTATTACATCATTGGAATGATCATCCTCTACGCGATCTATATCCACATGACCGGTATTAAATTCTTCATTATTATATGTAAATAATTCACACGTTAATTTATACGTATGTAATTTACCTAAATTATAAAAAGGATTTTCATGTTCAACAAAATTAATCTCAAATAAAGAGGAAGATAATGGGAAGTAGATCAGATCGCCTTCATAAGGTCTTGATGATCCGATCATAACTTCCTCATATCTTTTTTTAGAAACTACAAATGTAGCATTATCTTTTATTTGTAGTCCAAATTTGGCTAATAAATCACCTTGATTTTCAAAGCCATCGACCGTTTCTAAATACATTTCAATCATTTCCGAGTTTTCAAACTTTGCAATAATATCTTCACCAAGAATATCATCCCTAGAAATTGAACTTCTAGGAATATAAACTACATCCATGCCATGCATTTTTATGGCTTCTATGGTTAAATCTTCTATTAAACTTTGTTCAGATTTATTGTAGTTATGATCAAAATATAGATTAACGGCCATTTATTTTTACGCTAATGCGTTTACTGTAGCAATAGTAGCATCAACAACAGATTCATCTTCATAAGTGGCTGCATCATCCATAACAAGAACGGCGTCAGCATTACCAGCATCACCAACATTAATTGTCAATGCACCAACATAATTGTTACCGGCAGTTAAAACTTCAATACCATCAATAACACCACCTGTTACGGAAGTTACTTTAACAGTACCACCAACACCGCTAGTAGCACCAGAAACAGACATAATATCGCCTACTGAATAGCCGGTACCACCGTCTGTAATTGTAATGGTGCCGCCAATTTTACCGCCACCAAGACCGACTTCTCTTTTAAAAGAACCCAATACCTGCTGATAGATTTTCTTTCTGAATGAAATACCATCAAAATAGGTATCCATTGCGGCAAGAAGCGCAGTATCATCGGCTGGCTCTGTTGCCATAATTGTTTTTAATTCATTAACCCACTGATCAACACCAGTAGCATTTAAGAAATTTGTTGCCATTTTTTTCTCCTAATAGTTTATTTTAATTATTTATCCAGAAATAAAATTAACTGGTAGTTCATATTTGAGTTGCATTTCTTCCTCAAGTTTTTCTATTTCTGTTGATGCTTGTTCATAAATTTTATCGCCATCCAATGTAACACCACCCGGCAATTGTATTCCAGAATATTTGGATAAATTAATACCCCATTGTTGTTTTATTAATGATGTTGCGTATCTTTTTAACCATCTATCATTATATACATCATTAAATGTTTCTGGATCAACGATAATCCATCCTTCAAATAATATATATTGACCTTCTGAAATTACATCTTGAACTTCACTATCAAAATATATTCTATTTGTATGTCTGTTAAATCTTATTGGTATCTCGGATGTTGAACCTAATACATTTCGCATTTGCTCTAATGATGACATTGTTAGAAAATAATCAGAAATACTATTATTCCTACCAAGTTGTTCATTATTACCAGCAAATCCAACAGGTTTAGCACTTGTATTGATTACTGCAAATGGGTTATTCATCAATGCGACATTATCGCCCATTGATTTATATATATTATTGAAGCCCTCAATTGCTAATACTTGTTTAACAAAAATTAATTCTTCCGGTACAGTAATATATTTATCTTGTATATTTTGTGCTGTTAATAGATGTGCATAAAAATTATGCTCTGTTGCGTCATAATGGTAATCTTGATAAAATTCAAATGCATCGTCAATTCTATCTTCTATTTGATCAACATCAACGTTTATTTCTGTAACAGGGTGTCCAAGTTTTCTTAAACAATATTCTATTAACTCATTTCTACTTGATACTGGCATTTTATTTAATCCTGTTTAATTTTTTTTACCGCATTTTTGACAGTAAATATTACCTTCATTTTTTCTTCTATTTATTTTTCTTGTTTTTGGATCGACTATTTCCGTTGAATATCTAAGTAAAACGATCATAGTTAGAAATGTTGCAATATCAAATAACATATCTTCAATAGGTTCTAAAGTTAATTGTAGTGAGAATGCTATATTTGCTATCCAAATGAAGATTACAGTTAGACCAAGTATAAGTTGTTTTTGTTTATATGCGGTCCATAAAATCTTCGGTCCTATTATTAATGAAACAATTGTAACTAATTGTCCGGATAACATAGAAGCCCTTTCTATATCATGGAATGCTTCTCCCATAAAAATAGAAAAAACAATTAGCATAAGTGTATATGCTAACTTATTTGATATATGTATATTACACTGCTTAAACATATTATTTTTGTATATGATGCTCGGATTTAACATAATCAATATCTCGGTTTATATGTTGTAATTCTATTTCCAATCTTTCTTTAGTAACTTTAGTTTTCAATTCCGACTTAATCCGTTCATGTTCATTGGTAATAGCAATAATTTTTTGCAATAATCTTTCCATATTAATTTTATCTTCTTGTATTTTAGACTCAATACTTAAAATATTTTTCTCAATTTTTTCTATATCAGATGCAAGTGGGCTAACCTGACTACTCACATAATAAGTTGAGAATGCTATCATACAAGCAATAAACCAATAGATCCAATCACCCATTGGTTTACCCAATATCAATGTATTTTTATTTTCTTCTTCTTGCATTTCTAATCTCATTTTATAGACTAAAAATGAAGAAGAGTCTCTAATAAGTATTTATTTTTTTACTTTTTCTTCATTTTCAATCTGATTTTTTGATTGAACAGTTATATTATTTATTAATTCCGCTACTTTGTTATATGGCATATTGCCCAAAGAAGTTAAAATAATATTAATATTTTCAACAGAAAGCTCTAATTTTAAGTTCATAATATATCTCCTTTTCAACTATTATTTATGTATTTATAACAGAGCAAATTCAGTTTCAAACGTAGCAGTCAAATCTCCAGCTTCAATCTTAGTAATAGCATTTGCTTCTGCATCAAAACACCTTTGAACATGTGACAAAACGTATCCCGACCACTCAATCAACTCTGCGTTTGTTGTGTTTCGATATAAAACTTCAGTTACATTTCCGGAAACCTTTCTACATTTCCAAGTTTCGTCAGTTGTTCTAAGGCCAGATTGAATTGCTGATAGTATTGCTGAATATTTATTCTGACTATCACGGTCTGTATCAAGCAATAGAGTATATCCGTTATTTGTATCCACCCATTCTGTTCCAGAGATTTCTTTCTGATAACGATCAGCAATAACTTGTTTAATTGCCATGTTGACTTCATTTTCATCATCTATCAAAAGTTTAGGAAAAGAAACATTCCAAGGATCAAAGTTTAATTGCATTGCTTGATCATATAATGTTCTTACTTCTTCTCTGAATATGTGATATGCATCATCTATAACGTAACCAGTTTCGACTGACTTAATGATCTTATAGTCAGTTCTTGTAAGTTCTCTACCGCACCAATCTCGTACCTGTTGAATTTTTATTGCAGTTTCAGAAGAGTTTGGTGACCGAACCACCCAATCAGTTCCATCCCAATCAAGTTTATTCGGATATGAAAAAGTAGGAGGATTTGAAACAACAATCCATCCTGCGTCAGCAATTTCTTCATCAGTGAATGTCGTATTGTCTGTTCTTGTTTTGCCATTACTCAAAGTAATTTTATTTGGCAATTGTGTTGGGTAAGCACCCTTAAATGAATATAACATATTATCCTCTTTACGCAATTACATCTAAATGAATATTTAATGAACCAATTGAAGCGCCTAATCTTGCTTCAAAGAATGTTAGTGTTGGATTTGATGACAATGTTACTTGTGGACTTCGCAACCAAGTATTAAAGTTTACAGTAGCACCTTCTCCGGACATTTCTGTGTAAATGTACCATGTTCCGGCTGCGGCATCAGTTCTTCCAGTACCACCAGATGGTGTTCCGCCACTATCTACTTGCCACTGTGATCTCGAATCTTGTTGTATTGCCACAGGTTCCCAAGTAACGTTTGCATATACTGACTGATTATCTCCAGTAACGCTTGTTTCAAAATTGTGTGTGGTATTTTCAAATGAATATATATTTCCATCCAAATCAATCTGATCTAGTTGCATGTCACTTGTATATGCTCCGCCAGTGTTCACATAATGAAATACTAATTGCACAGTCGCACCTGCATAACCAGAAATATCCACAGTTTGCTGAGTCCAAGCATCTAGTTGTCCCGATACATTTAACAATGAAGGAGTGAATCCTAGATTGTAAACGGGCGGAACATATTTCGTGTGTGGAAATTGTGTTGTGGAAGTCAAATCGTATTGACCTTGTGCCTGTCCGTAATCAAATGTTGTAATATCAGAATATCCACTTGTCACAACAGATGATGGAGACTTAATATTATTCCAAAGTGCATAAATGAAATATCTACCTCTTAAATAACTACCAAATCTACTTTTTACTGTCATTATACATCTGCCGTATTAGTTGAAGGATATGATCTAACATCACCCCAAATGATTCTTATTGCGCCATCGCCACCGTTACCACCAGAAGCGTTAGTATCATCTTCTGCTCCGCCACCACCAGCTCCATAAACACCACCGTTAGTAGAACCCGTTGTTCCGCCAGAACCGCCAGTTCCGGGATTGTTTACTCCACCGCCAGTTCCAGATGCACCTTCGCCTAAAATTCCGACACCGCCCCCGCCATTGTTTTGTGTACCACCAGTCGATTGACCACCACCACCGCCGCCGGCGCCTCCAGCACCGTCTGCGCCGACACCTGTGTTTGTTGTACCACCATTACCACCGATTCCTGAGTAACCACCTGCACCGCCACCACCGCCGCCGCCTTGGTTGTTATTCGATGCACCGCCTGAGCCGCCATTACCGCCACCATCTCCAGTGAAAGAACCGCCTGCAAATGTTGTTGAATTATCACCAAGTGACTGACCACCAGTTCCACCAAGACCTGAAACAAGAACAGTAGCGCCTCTTGATAGTGTTGTGTCACCGCCATTTCCACCGTTTGCGGTTCCAGCGCCACCCGTTCCACCGGCACCAACAGTATAAGAAAGAGATTCACCTGAAGTCACTGCTACAGTAGCATACCCAAGGCCGCCACCACCGCCACCACCGCCGGACGCGGTGCCAGAACCGTCACATCCAGAAGCACCACCCCCACCGCCTATACAGACAACAGAGATAGATGTAACATTTGAAGGAACAGTCCAACTTCCGGTTGTGGGTGTTGTGAATGCAACTTGTCCAGGAAGAGCGGCAACAGCAGAAATATAAGTTGCATCATCGTGTGCAACAATATCCCATACGCCTGAATTCTTTTTATTTCCCGGAGTTAAACCAGTTCCAGTTCCTTGACCATCGGCAGTATTAGTTGCAGGATATGCTCTATCACCGCCCCAAATAATTCTTACTGCGCCAACACCGCCATTTGAACCTGCGCCAGTAGTATCATCTTCGATAGTACCACCACCGCCGCCATATAATCCACCTGAAGTGTTGGGTGAAGATATTGCGCTTGTACCGCCTGATCCGCCTTGACCACCTGCGGGTGAACCTCCAACAGAAAGACCAGATGCGCCTTCGCCTTGAAGTCCTACACCACCACCGCCTGCTGAACCTGCTGTGACTGAACCACCACCACCCCCAGCGCCACCAGTTCCTGCGGTACTTGTGCCAGAACTATTCCCTGCACTACCAACTCCGCCATTGCCTGAATAACCGCCTGCTCCACCGCCAGCACCGCCTGCGGCGTTAGCACCACCAACTCCGCCAGCACCACCGTTTCCACCAGTACCAGTTCCCGTTGAACCGCCTGCACCGCCTTGTGCGTTTGCAACACCCGCATCACCACCTTGACCACCGGCGGCACTGCAAAGTATTGTACCGCCTCTTGCTAGTGAGCTTGTGCCGCCGGCGGTGCCGGCCGTGGGAGTCACGCTACCGCCTGTACCACCAGCACCAACTACAACATCTAGAGTTTCTCCAGAAGTTACAGGAATAGCATTGACGTATCGTAGCGCGCCGCCACCGCCCCCACCTGGACCAGTGTTGTTTACTCCATTACAACCGCCTCCACCTCCGCCTCCACCAACACAGAGAACGTAAATCAGTGATACATCAGTTGGAACAGTCCAAGTAGTTGCGCCAGCAGTTGTGAATTCAACTTCACCAAGAGGAATTCCTCCAGTTGAAATGAAGTAAGTGTCCGTATCGGTATAATCTAGAGTCGCTCCGATCATACCGCCATTTTTACTAAACTCAAACATTATTGATCAGTTATAATATCGTAAGATAAAATTGCTTGCAAGTCACCAGCGGCAGAAGCAGTGCATTCAATTGAATCGCCTTCTTCCATATAAATGCCGTTGTCTTTTGAAACGATGACGAGAGTGGCCGCCGCTGGAACAGTAATAACACTTGCAAGTGCATATCCAGTACCACCGCGCACAAACTCCACAGTAACATCAGCATCATTTGTTCCATCAATATTTGAAATAATCAATGAGTTGATTTTATATACTTGGTTTGATGCCGCGGAGTTTGTAGTAATTGCGGTTGCTGTAACGTCAATTGACGTTACATCGGTTTTTCCTGTAATCGTTGTTACGCCTACTATATTTGGTGCTGCCATTTATCTATATCCTCTTATCCAAAAATCATTGCCATTGCAATTGCTTTACCAGTTGTAATTCCGCCGCCTGCTTCAGTTGCATTGACCCAGTTTGTACCGTTATATTTCAAAACTTGTCCGTTTGTAGGTGATGTCAACGAAACATTACTCAAATCACCGAGCGGTTGTCCTGTTATATCTGTAAGGTATGTAGCAGAAAGTGAAGTTGTTATTGAGGCGGTTGCTGTTCCGTCAAATGAAGCAGTACCAGTAACATCACCCATTAGAGTTATATTTTGCGCTGTTGCTAGTGCCGTTGCTGTGTCAGCATTACCAGTAACATCACCAGTAACGTTACCTTCTATGTTGGCAACAATAGTACCAGTATTATAACTAGCATCATTTACATCAATATTACCACCATTAGGTTCTGGGGCATATTCATCAAAGATTCTAAACTTCTCGTCAGATACATCATAAAACACACCCAAATGAGTATGACCGATACCAGACGTACCAGTATTTCTATTTGTTACCCATCCAGTATCAATATTTACCGGGACTGCGGTTCCAGACCACACATCATTTAGAGTATGTCCAGTTGTAGCGTTAAAATAAATATTGATGTTGTCAACAAGTGCCTGATTGTCACCAGTAATATCTACGCCAGTAGCTTCAGTTGTAGAGAAATTATCTAACGACCACTCAAACGTATCCACCCCACCAGTGCCACCACCAACACTATCTATCCTCACATAATAAGTTTGGTTGCTTGTACCTTCGTAATAACCCGTAAAATAGGCATCATCTAATCCAGAACCAGTAAATGTAGTCCCTGCTTCACCAATATTATCCCCGGAGTTCAGGTAGATAAACGAGTCATTGATGGCAAGATTTTGCTGATTGGTGATTGACTGTGTACCATTTATAACAAGGTCGCCGTTAACAGTAAGATTACCATCAATATGACCATTATAAATAACACGCAATTGATCTTGGGTAAAATAAACAGGCTCAACATAAAGATAACCATCAGTCGCATCCGATACAACACACCCACCAATTTGGGTAGGGTAATATGGATACGTCGCCGCTTGCGAGGTTAATGAGCCATCAGGAGCTAAAAAAACAGGCTTACCCTGAGTTAATCCGCTTGTGTTTATACCCGAAACAAAGCCGTGCTTTGTTAAATAACCTGTACTGCCGCTCGGTATATCATGTGTAGCAACACCAAAAACCCTAGCTAAACCCTGTGTGGTTGCATCAGCAGGCTCGACTGTCTGTAATTCTCCAGATGTTCCAGATGCTCTACAGGGTGTTCCAATGGGAATAGTCGACCCGGTGCTATTATAAACTCTGACAACGAACTCTTGTCCTAATTGAAGAGCCATATCTGGCTCTTCATTATACAGCGTTAGAGTTTTGTATTCTGGATCGTAAAATACTTTACCCTCTGCATAAGAAGGCTTGCTTAATAATGGGTGGTCGGTTTTATAGGTATAGACATCACTATGTAATGTACCTACAGTGACATCAGCAGTTGTTGTAGCACCAAGGTCTGTGACATCCTGTAGAGTCTGTGTTTCTGTATAGGAATTTAGGTAAGTTGTGCTATCTAAAGACCCATCACCTTTCACAAAATCACTTGAAGTACCGCCGGTTGTTACAAACCCGGAAGTTTCTATACTATTTGTAGTCACTGCACCTCTAGTAGTTACAGAGCCAAGTGTATCAGTTTCAGCAGTTAAATATCCTGCTTCACCATGATCTCCCCAAGCAAATGCTGTGTCCCAGTTAGTCACCTGTGTTTCTGTGATACCAAATGCAGCGGATGCACTAAAGATAGGATCGGTTTCAGTTGAATTAATCCACAAACCAGAAACCGAATCATAACTTAGAACATCCCCGTTGGATGGTGCTGTAATTGAAACATCATGTGCTTCATGCAGATGTGTACCATCTGTGAATCGCACTTGCATTACGCCTTGCGAAGCATTGCCATTGCCATCATAAATAACAAAAGCTACGGCTATTTTCAAAGCACCTGCTGTTGTTGGTTCTGTCGATGTTAAACCACCCACAACTGTAGGATCTAGCCACAAAACATCGCCATTTGCAAAAGCAGTTAAATCAACACCTCTTACTTTACCAAGATGTGTTACATAACCATCTTCACCATCTAATATTTCGTTGGTTGTAACACCTAAGAAAAATCTTGGCTCAACAGATCCATCGGAAACCATTGGCGCAACTGTAATCCTACCACTAGCACCAAGTGTACCGGTAGCCATGACAGGAGTTCCATTTGGTATGGTAGAGCCTGTCTGATTCTTAACCAGATAAACAACCTCCTGTCCAACTTGAAGGACAGAGCCATTTAGTATCCCAATATCTACAGTACCTTCATCAGCGTTCCATGCTAATTCACCTTCACCGACACTGTATCCTGCTGTTGTATCAAATGCTATATGATCAAGCAGAGAATTAGTAATATCTTTTGGTTCCCAACGAGTTTTAGTTGCGTTATATACATATGTGACACTATTTAACGTATATTCATCTAAATCATTTGGTGCTGATGGAAAATTAAAAATTGCCATTTTTCTATTCGCCTATGGTGTTTAACTCGGTTTATTTATATTTATGTAATTTTTCTTCAATCATATACGAACCACTTTCAATATTAATTTTCTTCTTAATTTCAAATCTCAAGTCATTAGTTTTATAAACATTTCGTGCTAGTGCTATGAATTCACTATCAAATTCATCATTATGTTCTTTTTCTCTTATAGCATCTTCAATATCCCATAGCCGAGAATTCACATATCTCAACTCAAACAAATACTCTTCTTTAATCTCCGGTGCTATTCTAATCAACTCATTATATTCTTTCATAATGTTAAATAGTTTTTCACCCTTAGCATTATTCTTTTTTATCTCAAGAATAGTTATTTTATCCCACAACTCGCCAATACTTACGGGTATTTCAAGTTTCATAAATGGGCGCACTCCACCGTTTCAAATTCATTTTTATCACGTTTCATAATTTCATATACGTTAAATAGAAATTCAGGACCTACCATTATATTACGAGGATCATTAATGTCTATTTTAATTCTATCATTAATTTCCTTCATATTAAACGATACGTTTTTATTCTGTTCCCAACCAAATTGATTCCAACGTGTATTGCCCCATACAACAACTCCCGGAACTGCTTCAGCCGCACCCATATGTTGCAAGCAACTATCAATAGCAATGAAACCTTCACTCATTTTCAGTAGTTCATTAACAACTTGCCAAGGTGCATCACATTTAATAGCAAATGGATAAGCAGGTTCGTTTGATAATGTACAATCGATTATTGTATAATCTGGGTACTTCTGCTTGATCATTTCACATAGACCATTTGTAAAATATGGTGGATAGTTTCTTCCTGCATTACTTGAAACATACTGTCCAGATAAATCGGTGCCAATTGGTGATTGCCCACCTGTCATTTGAATAAGAATGAACTTACCCGTAATATTAAATTGCTCTAGCCATTTTTTAGCATCTGCTTTCGCAAAATCTGTGAAGATTTCTGGTTTAACCTTTGGGTTATATTCAATACCCAAGTGCTTACAGTATGACTCAAGCAAGTGTTCATCACCCTTTACGAAATTCGATTTATATGGTTCACAGTAAATAATTTCATCTGATACAAGAATTCTTGGGTCATCTAAAGGTATTGATACTGAATCAAATGCCATTTTAACTTTCGGATTACCCGCAAACACCTGTACATATGGTGTGTGTACCTGAATTGGTTCTCCTGTTTTCTCAACCAATTGATCAATCAACGCCGTAAACATGATGTGCTTACCAAGCCCACCTTCAATTATGTAAGTATTCAAACTCATTATATTACCTATAGTTTATCAAGTTAATTAAATTTGTATCAATATTATTTAGCACGTTAAATTGACTGTAATGTTCGAATAGATTATCTGGTATAATAACCTTTTGCTCTTTATACGATACTTCTTTTCTAACTGTGTGTAGCCCATCTATTTTAGCTTGATTGTCAAAATCATCATATTGACAATCCACATTTTTAAAATCATGTTCGAAATATTCTTCACCAATAAAATCATATATTGACCTCATAGTTTTTTCTGGCTGTTTGACTAAACTACCGTAAGTAACATATACAATCTGCGGTGCTTCTGCTGAATTAACACTTGACATAACACAATCAAGTGGACCTTTAACATAGCCCGCATCACCTAATTCACCCATAAGCATAGCACATCTTGTCATGGAATTAGGTAAATCTTTATGGTGATATAGTGGCTTAATAGTATATGGGTTCTTCTGATGTAAGTGTTCAAATGAGTTTAATATCCACTCAATATTGCGTATCATAACAATCATTCTAAAATCTGGAAATAAACTTTTGAGTAGGTACGTATCTGCTGTCCACGCTCTATTAGTATTGAAACATACTTCATTTTTATCTGAATAGTATGAATCAAATATACCTCTAATAATTTCCTTTCGTTTCTCAATAGGAATAAGTGTACCAATACCTACAGATTGGTCAGTATCTTGTATGATTGAATGTGTGTAAGAATGTAAACAATCACTAATACCCGCAGAAAAGTGTGGATTTTGATTGAGTATACTGCTTAAAAGTGTAGAACCTGCTCTGGGTAATCCTGATATGAAATTGTATTTCTTCATATCAAAACTCCTTCATAGACTTCATTTCTTGTAAAGTTGGTTTTGGTTCTGTTGTAACAAGCCCAATCCAAGTATCAAAGTCTCCAATCCAACGCTTATGTCCAGAATGTGCGGCATTTAATGTTGGGTCAATATATACTCTAATACCATTGTCATTTAGCTTTTTACATAGAACTACATCTTCACTCCATAGAACACCACCAACAATCTCTACGCTAAACACCATGCGCCCCATGCCTTTACCTTGTTCTAAGTATTCTTCGGAATCATTCCATACTGCTAATAGTGCTTTTCTTGTTAGACGTAGCATACCTGTTCCAACAGAATCAACATCGACCAAACCATTTTCAAGAACTTTATATTCTCTTAATAGTTTAACATTATATGTTTCTTCGTCGGATTTTTTACGGATAGGAACACCAACAACATCAACATCATGCTCAATGAGTTTAAAGAAATCATCAACTTCCCAATCCTGATCTGTGTCAATGAATACTAAATCATCAACTTCCATCTGAAGGGCAAGTTTGACAATATCATTTCTTGCTCTTTGAACAAGACTATCATATGACATATAAATCGGAATAATGTTTATATCCCGCATGATAGCCTGTTTTGCTGTATTTACCAAAGCACAAGTATGCCACACATTATTGGCTCCATCATGCGCCGGAGCCGCGACCATAATATTTCTCATAATATAAATCTATTTTAATTAATCGGCGAGATTAGTAATAGAGAAATCACCTACGCGATCAGTTGTTGGTGCGGTATTGTGTGCTTCCCAATGAGCATCAAAGACATGATCATTAACGTTGACCATTGCTATCAATTCTGATTTTGTGAAATCGGTAGCAACTTTGTTCAAGTATTCTACTTCTTCACGTTCATTAAAAGTTTTCTTCCAACCGTTTTCGGTTGAAGTACAAAGAACTTCAATTTCCCACTCTTTTACAACACCATCAGTCAATCGAACTGTTGGGGTAGCTTTTTTCAAAACTATCGTATATGGATGTGTAGCCATTTTAAAACTCCTATTTGTTCTCTAAGTCAGTTATTCGTTTTGCCAATTCTTGTACAGCCTTGACAAGAATTGGATATGTTTTCATGGGATCGGCTTCCCATTTCTCTGGATTATCTTTATGAACCAATCTTGTGTATTTATATGAAGAATACTTGGCTTCAATTGCGTCTAATTCTTGAGCAATAAATCCTAAATCGTATTTATCTTTCATTGAACCATCACGCCTATTCCACTTAAAACTAACTGGTCGTAAATCTTCAATGAATTCTAAACCATATTGAATATCTTCAATTTCATCTTTATCACGTTCATCCGATAGTGTGGATATTGTAGTATCATTACAGCGTAGATTGGTAACACTGGCATTACCTAACGTGAATTCATTAGATACTGTATTTGTAGATGGATCAGCTTGATAGCCAATACTTGTGTTATTAGTTCCAGTAGTAGTAATATCACCTGCTTGATAACCCACTGCTGTATTATTAGCACCTGTAGTATTATTACAAAGTGAACCATAACCTAGTGCTGTATTATAACTACCTGTAGTATTAGCTTTATTTGAATTAAAACCTAGTGCTGTATTTCTAAAACCTGTAGTATTAGCACGAAGTGAATACATACCTAGTGCTGTATTATTATTACCTGTATTATTACAAAGTGACATTAATCCTACTGCTGTATTATTAATGCCTATAGTATTAGCTTTAAGTGAACCATAACCTAGTGCTGTATTACTAAAACCTGTAGTATTACCATAAAGTGAACACATACCTACTGCTGTATTATTATTACCTGTATTATTACAAAGTGAACAAGCACCTAATGCTGTATTATTAATGCCTATAGTATTAGCTTTAAGTGAAAAATAACCCACTGCTGTATTATTAATGCCTGTGGTATTACCATAAAGTGAACCATAACCCACTGCTGTATTATTATTACCTGTAGTATTACCATAAAGTGAACAAGTACCTAATGCTGTATTATTAATGCCTATAGTATTAGCACGAAGTGAATTATAACCTAGTGCTGTAATTCTAGTACCTGTAGTATTAGCACGAAGTGAATTATAACCCACTGCTGTATTTCTAAAACCTGTAGTATTATAATGAAGTGAACCATAACCTAGTGATGTATTTCTAAAACCTGTAGTATTACCGTAAAGTGAACCATATCCTACTGCTGTGTTAAGAGCACCTGTAGTATTACAACGAAGTGACATTAATCCTACTGCTGTATTACCATAACCGTAAGTATTACCATAAAGTGAACTATAACCTATTGCTGTATTAGCGTAACCTGTAGTGTTACAACGAAGTGAATTATAACCTACTGCTGTATTAGCGTAACCTGTAGTATTACCATAAAGTGAACTATAACCTACTGCTATATTACCACTACCTGTAGTGTTACAACGAAGTGAACCATAACCTAGTGCTGTATTACTAAAACCTGTAGTATTACCATAAAGTGAACACATACCTACTGCTATATTATTATTACCTGTAATATTACCATAAAGTGAAAAATAACCCACTGCTGTATTACCATAACCTGTAGTATTACCATAAAGTGAACCATAACCCACTGCTGTATTATCATAACCTGTAGTATTACATTTAAGTGAATAAGAACCTAGTGCTGTATTATCATAACCTGTAGTGTTACAACGAAGTGAATTATAACCTACTGCTGTATTACCATAACCAGTAGTACTACCATAAAGTGAACAAGAACCAACTGCTGTATTACCATAACCTGTAGTATTAACTCTAAGTGAATTATTACCTACTGCTATATTATTACAACCCGTAGTATTACATTTAAGTGAACCATAACCCACTGCTGTATTGCCATAACCTGTAGTACTACCATAAAGTGAATGAGAACCTACTGCTGTATTATTACAACCCGTAGTATTACATTTAAGTGAACCATAACCTAGTGCTGTATTGCGGCTACCATAAGTATTACCATAAAGTGTGCAAGTACCAAATGCTGTATTGCTATAACCTGGTTCAGCTATAATAGTTATTGTAGTTGTAAATGTTACGCCACTACCAGTACCGCCTATATCGGTATTTGTAAATGAATAAACTGTTGATTCATTTAACTCTGAGCCTAATCTAACAAGAGTTAATCCAGTTACAACACCACCCGATACAGTAACATTATATGTTGGATAAATTCTTGGTTCTTCACCAGAAATAATAATTGGTGTTATATTGTTATATGTTCCATCAGTATAGCCAGAACCACCATTTGTTATTGTTGGTGTACCGGCGAATGAACCCTGTGGTAAAGAATTATATCCGATAGCAATATTTTCAAATTTACAACGTACATCCTGTACGTTAAGAGTTGATAATTTTATTGCCATTACATTATTCTCCAAGTAGTACCGTTATAAATTATTTTTAATTTAGCATCGTTAACATCGACTATTATATCCGATGACAATCCTTCAATTGTGCTTCCATTACGTGCTAGTGTTAAGTTATTTGCTGAAAATTGAGTGAAACCATCTATTATATTAATAGTATCGCCTGCTGTTGGTGAAGCAGGTAATGTAATCGTAAAAGCACCGCCGGTTGTGTTTGCTAAGATATAATCGCCGGCAACTGCGGTATACGTTGTAGTTATAACCGTATATGCTTCACCGCCGGCCGTTGCTGGTGTTTCTATTGTTCCACCCGTAGCACTAATTTCAACCCATTGCGAAGAATCAACATCTTGATAAAAGATGTTTAAAGTACCATATTCAGAATCCCACCATAAATCTCCTACTGATGGTGATACAGGTGCAGTATCCGATATTGTTACAAAACCACCTACTGGAATACCACCGGCGGTTGATCCATCACCAATAAATACACGTTTATTATCTGTCGTGTATATTAATTCGCCAGCCGCAGGGGTTATCCCACTGCGGTTGGCCTCAAGTCCTCTTTTTATGCGAAGTTCATTTGACATAATGTCAAATCTTAGAAAGTACCTGCATCAATGGTGAATCCATCCAAAGAAGATGTTCCTGCGCCAGCACCAACTACATTTTCAGCAACACCGATACCACCAGCAATAACTAATGCACCTGTTGTTGATGAAGAAGCGGATGTTGTACTATTAACATATACTTTCTTAGCAAATTCGGCACCACCAGAAACAATAAATGATGCTGTACCGGCACCATCGGCTTCTGTTGCGTTAGTGATACTAATTGCGTTTGAAGTAGTGGCGCCAAGATCAGTTACATCCTGTAATGTCTGTGTTTCAGTTTCAAGCCATGGAGCATTGAGTATGTTTGTTGCATCGACACTAGCATCAAGTTCTGCTTTAGTACCTGTGAAAACTTCTGCTGTATTGGTTGCGTTAAGTAACAGAACATATTTTTCTGTTGAATTGTCCCAACCAAAGAAGCCAATTTTATTTTCATTGCCAACATCCGCTGGATCGTAATACTGGAATTCAATACCGCGATCTTTACCATCATCAACTGTAGCAAGAGGATCTTGATTTGCTAATGAGAAAACAGGATCAGAAATTGTTACAACGGTTGATTCAACAGTAGTTGTTGTTCCCTGTACAGTTAAGTTACCGGCGATGATTGTATTACCGGCAATATCAACCTGTGATAATGCAGGATCAGCATTATGTGTAATTGTTACTAATGCTTCATCATCGATATTTCTTACTATCCAGTTTACACCATCAAGTTCTGTTATATATGAAGTGCCATTAAAATGATGTTTAACGTCATTACCGGAACCAATGTTCAGTACAATATTGTCATTTAATACAATACTTGAACCTGTGGACATTGTAAGAGCGCCGGTCATTGTGTCACCGGTTGTATCTACCCAGTTATCTTGACCAATTGGCATATAAACAGTATCAAGTTGATCGAAATCTAAATCATATGTTAATGTATTATTACTTGTATTATATGTGGCTGTTAATGCTGTAACGGCATTTGTACCTGTATTAGTACCAGCAAATACTACTTGATCACCGGTTGCGATAGTTTCGGTATTAGTACCATCTGAAATATCCCAAGAATAGATATTATGACCAGTAATTGTTACGGTATTTGTTATATCATCTGTAGCAACACTAATACCTGTACCACCAGTAAATGTTACTGTTTCATTATTATTTGCGGCAACAATATCTGTACCAGAATCACCGGCAATTGTTTGAAATCTATTAAAGTTATCAGTTACACCACTAAGAACAAAAGTCGATATTTCAGACATTGTTGTGGATTTCATAGTACCTGATGCATCCTGAGTTGTATCAGAAACATCTTTAATAATCATTTCATCTGTTGCGGTTAATGCTTCAGAAGTAGCTGTTGCACCGGTTTCAATGAATAATGTTGATGTAACAGTACCCGAACTTTCAGATACACGTAAGAAACTATTATCATCCGAGAATGTAACAGTACCACCACCAACAATATATGTATTGTTTGAGCCGTCGGAAACTGTAAAACCACCTACTGGAATACCACCAGCGGTTGATCCGTCGCCAACGTATAATATTTTTTCATCTGTAGTCCATAAAGGTTCACCTGCGGCAGGTGTTACACTTAACCTATTAGCTTCCAGGCCTCTTAGAAATTGAATTTTATTTGCCATTTAAAAGGTTCCCCCGTTAATTAAATCGTTATCTTCAAGATAATCTGCTTTGTCTATGTCTATTAAAACTGTTGTTTGGTTTAATGCTATCCCAATTTGAACAATATAACCACTAGTTGGCTCCACTTGCGTTAAAGCACCATTGGAGCCAACATAAACATTACCAGGATTCCAATTCCAAGAAGCATTCGTTACAGAACCAGCAATTTTTATATCTATCAAATTATTTATACTTTGTGTTTCTATAGTGATACCTAGTATTTTATGTCTTGATGTCAACGTATTTTTATCTGCTAGATATACTTTATCATTTTCAATATATACAACTCTATATATTGAAATATTTTCACCTGCTATGGCACTTATTGTATTTTCAGATACAGCGTCATCACCGGCCGAAGCCAATAGATTCCAATATAATACATTTGTTGGTGCTATATCTGAAAAATTATCTTGAATTGCTATATATGAACTACCACCAAATTGAACAGCATCATCGGTATTGTATGTAGTAATTGCTGAATAATCACCAAGCCAATTTATTCCATCATCGCCTTTAGGACCAATGGGTCCTTCGGGTCCTTCGGGTCCTTGTATACCAACTTGTTTAGCAACAGGATAATTTAAATTTTGTAATTTTCCTACTACCTTCTGCGGTGTTATTTTTGCTTTCATTGCTTATATGGTTGTTGTTGCTGGTGTTAAATTAATTATACCTTCCACCACACGTTCTACATTACCTGTTATATTATTGTAAATAACAACATCATATACGTATCTACCAGCTTTTATAGCATTGGATTGAGCCGGTGTCATTGCAAGTTTTACTTGACCATTTACAGGATCACCATATATCGATGCAGTTATTTCATGAAATGATGATGTGTAATGTGATTTCTTCATTTGTGATTTTGCATCATAATCTGTTAAATCGTATGCTGTATTATCATCATTGATAACATCTATGACAACATCAAATGATGTTCCTTGTTCTATTTTTATATTAGAATATGATGCCATTAAAATGCTCTCCAATTTGTATCATCATAAGCAATATATGTAACTGTTTCGCCGGCTAATAGTGATATAGCAGTATCAACACCGACACCCAAATCATCACTAACATCAGGAAAAACATCACAAGCATTAGCACCATTATTTATTATGTAAATTTTTAAACCGGCTGATGCAGTGGGTAATTTTACACTATCGCCTGCTGTTCCAACGGTTGATATTTCATTGATCGATGTTGTTAATGCAGTAGCATTGGTTTGTCCACCAGTATCAAACGCAGTTATACCTGTTGTTACACTTTCAAGAACAAAATTAAACGATACTGTATCTGTTGTTGCTAGATTCTGATCTATAGTGTCCAGATTTGTTAAATTTGCGTGTGAATGTGTATCAATTTCTAAAGTATCAACTCTACCTTCAACTTCATCTATAGCATCCTGTATTGTTGTGGCTGTTAAACCGGATGCTACATTATCATATGTAATACTTGTGGTACCATTAACTAAATCCGTCAGACCCGTTTCTGAAGTATCAACTCTACCTTCAACTTCATCTATAGCATCCTGTACTGTGGTGGCTGTTAAACCGGATGCTACATTATCATATGCTATATTTGCGCTATCTGATACTTCATCTATAGCATCCTGTACTGTAATTGAGGTTAATCCAGATGTAGCATTATCGTATGTAATATCTTGTGTACCTGAAATTACATTATCCAGTAGATCATCAACACTATTAATCGCTAATACGGAATCTGTTGTTACCGGAGAAGTTAATGCAGTAATATCACCCAATTCCGCTCTAAGTTCATTAACGGCACCGGTTAATGTTGTTGACGTTAAACCAACAAATGAATCGTTACCCTGTAAAGCATCAAGTTCGTTAATACCACTGGTTAGATCGGTAGCTGTTGTTGTTAATAAATCGGTATCACCAACAGAAGTAATAATATCATTTGTTATATCTTTCCATTGTAAAAATTTAGTTGATAATGTTACATTGTTTATAGCCATTTATTATTTCTCTTTTAATAGTTGTTGTACTAAATTTTTCATTTCATCTAATTCCGATCTAAGATTTTGAATTTCTTGATCCTTCATTTTCTCTCTAGATTTCTTAGCCCTTCTGGCAATATAATTTGCTTTATTCGTATTTATAACGATGTTTGTATTTGGGTTTTTAATTAAATCTTTATTTTCTTTTACTTTTTGAAATGACATATTATATTCCTTATGTTGTTGCCATACAGCGCAAACGACTGACCTTAGGTATTCCGGCAGAATTCTTTGATCGCATTACAATCTTAACCTGAAATGCGCTGAAATCTGGTAACTCATCTTGTGGAGTTAATGGATTGTTTGTAGGTATATTTATCTCAATTTCTTTGAAATCTGTTGAAGTTTCTGAAATTGTTTTTGTATATGATAATTCAGTCCATGCAACATCACCAATTAGTGTTTCAGAACCAGTTTCAACTATTCTATAATAGAAAACAATTTCAGAATGATCATAATCAACAACATCAGCCATAATGGTTAATAGATTGGCTGGATTGGTTAAATTAGCAACATTAGTAATATATTTTGCATTTTGTGAACCAAATACTGGATGATCTTCTGTATAGAATCTACCATTTGTGCCACAAACTAATGTTAATCCATCTATGGTTGCGTTTGGAGAAACAGAAGCATTTGTACAATCATTCCAATCTATTCTATTAGCAAAAGTTTCTAAACTAAATGTTTTATAGTTAATAACCGGAGATAGTGTATCGATGTATGAATTCAATGTACCAGTAATAGTGAAGAATTCATTACCACCATTGTTCAGTGCTTTATTTATGTCATTACCTATTTTAAGTGGTGCGGTTAATTCAATAACTTTATTTACATTTGTTGGTATGTTTGGTACTGTTGCATAATTAGTAAATGATGAACCTATTGTTTGATGTCTTATACCATCATATTCCCAAGTTGCAGTTCCATCAAAATCAATATAATTACATATAACATTAAATGCATCTATTTGAGCGTGTGAATAAGCATATATTCCAGAACCACCTATTCTTCCTTTTTCTGTTGCTGGGGTATCAACTGTAATAATGTATGAGTCCATTGTGTCTACATAATCAATTACAATTTCTTTACTTAAATCAACTAATGGAATTCCATTGAATGTATTATCAATACCATCTGGAAAATATCCAACCGGTGCTAATTTACCAGTTTGATCAATAGTAATATCATATTTGTCTAATAGATATTGGTCAATTTGTTCATAGAATATTTGACCAGTTACAGACTCACCATCAGCAAAGTATCCTGTAATATCTAATAATTTAATTTCATATTTCTTATAGCCAGTTGAAGTATCAATACCCTTCGATGTAACTTTTTTAATTATACCAGAGCCGTTGGCTGAGGTTAAGGTTTGCCCCTCAACCAAATCGCCGGATTGTAATAAAAATACAAATGAGTTATCGGCAAGCATATTCAATTTAACTTTATCACCGGCAGAAAATGCATGATCTCTATGGTGTACACGTACAGAAGTTGAACCTATTTCTGTTTCCAAAGGATTTGTACCAAGATACTTCAATAAATTATTTTGATTTGAATTAGCAATAAAGGTTAAATTTTGTGATATGTCAAATTTTGCTCTGTATAATTTAAACTTAATATCTTCATACTGAGAAGCATTCCAAGTACGGTTGTTTTGTCCTTTAAACATAGAACCCATATGCGGCTGTACTGCAATTACAGAACCAGTCAATATATCTTTACCACCCAATTTTGATATGAATGTTCTATTGGCTGTATCATCAGTACCGAAAACAAAACAATATTCTGTAGCTCCTTGTAAGTAAACTGGTGCTTCGAATTCAAAAGTAGTTGGTATAGAACCATCTTCGGATAAATTCAGACTTTCGGGTTTTTTAACAATTCTAGAATATGGCATTAAGTTTGGACCCGGATATCCATTAACCATTTCTCTAACTTCAAGCCATATACCATCAAATGTACCTCTAGATTGGAAATAAAGATCAATCTTAGATAAGAAAATACCTTCCTGTTCTTGCACAAAAAATGATTGTGCAAGTGGCTCACCACCACCACCACCAGTATCGACCGGTGGAGCAATACTCACTACCGTTCTTCTTGTTTCTGTTGTTGTAATTGTACGTTCTACATTTTCTTTTTTAACTTCGGGTATAGCAGTAGAAATAACGGTTTCTTGTTTTGTTTGCTTTAGACCACCGGCATGATAATCACAATTTGCTGTTCCTATGATTTCATCTGGATCCATAGAATTTGTTTTTGAATTTGTTACAACAAGTTTTTTAGTGCCAACATAAAATCTTTTTGTAGGTGTATTGGGTATAGTAAAAACACCCACAAAAACACCGGCATCATCTGTTCTAAGACTACCTTTTATTTCTGTACTTGGTTCATTTAAATATCTAACATCTTCCGTTACATCAACACCATCAAAGAAGAAATATAATGGCATATTTGCTGGTAGACCATCAATAACAACTTTTGTTGAAGCTGGTCTCATATAAGTTAGTAATTGAACATCCGTTACAGAAGTGCCAAGACTATTATTTGATATATCTTTTTCTAATGTAGTTTTTACTCCAGTTTGATCGGTTGTTACTCTAACTGTATCAACCCGCGAAGTAACGGTTGATCCATCCTGAGCGTCAACACCCGCAACAGTGTTGTTTGCTCCATTAGTTAAAAATGCACTGAAGCCACCCCCAATAGTCGTTCTTTCGATTCTAGAAGAAATTAATTGTTCAGAACTACTCACATTAGTCCAAACTGTACCACTAACTCCAGCCGCATCGGCAATTTCTTTTAGTGCATCAAAACCTGTATCAATATCAACAATCAAATCCGGTAACATTTCTGTGTCGTTCCAAACGTCATTAGCCGGATTTAATGTCATTCTACCAACTGTACTAATAAAGAAAAAAGGAGCCGCAGAAATTGTTTTTGATGCATATGGCTGTTCAACAAGTAATTCATGTTCGTATGGTAATGTAATCATATCAGCCTGTAAACTATAATGATCACAAGCATTCTCATCAATCTCAAGATCAATAACTTTCTTAAAGAATTGTGGTCTTAATTCTCCCTTCTCTGGATCAATAGCACAACGATATTCTTTAGAGGATACATCACCACCTCTTAAATTATTAAATCCATCAGTTAAGAAACCATTTTTATATCGGTCATTACCTGCGCCATCAACAACCTGCATTGTTTCAAGTTCTTGATCTAGTAAGTTTAATGAAATATAATATCTAAGTTTTTCAAGTCTCTTTTCGAATTCACCAATATCTCGCATAGTATAACGTCTATTTTCAAGATACTTAAATCTAGCATCTTTTAATGGATCAAAAGTATATGGTTTCATGTCAATTGAATAAATCGACATTGAATTTTCTGGTTGTTTTGGATATTTTGGTTCTAATGAAGATTTCCCCTTTACTTGAATGAAGTCACCATTATCTGTTACACATAATAAATCTCGTCTAGGTAAATAATATTCAATATCAACAAAAATATTTTTATTTTCTGAAGGAATATATTCTGTTCCGATAAATGTACCATCGGACTGTTTAATAGGTCTAAAATCAAGACAGTCTGTTAAGTTATAACCTGCGCCATCTTTTGTTCTATAAGATGGAATATTTTCATATGTGAATGTTCTGTCCGGATCATTAATAGTTGGTGTATAAGAATCAACAGAAAAATAAGAACCATTTGTTGTGTTACCATGTTCGAAATAATCAAAATTAATTCTGATCATTTCACCAGCCGATGGAGTAGTTACACCCACGTTCAACTGTAAATATGAAATACCATAAAAGTTGTCTTTTATATTTCTCTGTAATGTATAATTTGCTGTAACATCTGTCACGGCATTATTTGACAATGCATTTTCATATGTGGTGTATGAATCACTCCACTGTTCAATTGTAAATATTTCAAAAACATCTGCTTTAGTTAAATCTATTGTTGAAGAATCAGCCGCAACATCCAAATCTAAATTTGTTAATTGTTTTGTTTTTTCTGGTCTACTTGAAATAGAACATTCAGCAACAATAAAATAATCATTAAATGCTGTTAAATTAGCAACAGTAATTGAAGTATCACTTACAGTTATATCGGTGGAAACAATTTCAAATGGTGTGAAATTGGCGGATCCATCATATTTACCCATGAACCATGTGGCTTGGTTGTATGTTGTTATTGACTCATCGCCTCTTGTAACAAAAGTAGCCGTACCTGTGTCGTCTGCTTGAGCATAATATTTAATAGGCGTTGAATATGTTGTTCTGGATTCTGTTGGATTGTATATATCCCTAGTTGATTTAATGAATTCATAGGGCAATTGAAAAAGCAAAGAATTTTCAACGGTGTTATATATTCTAGTTAATGAATCATTAAAAATATACGTATCAGCAACAACATTTGCACCAAATGAAGTTCCACCATCCATACCAGTGGCTAAAAGTCCCTGAACATCAGTAAATGAAGATCCTGGATCTAATTGCATATCAAAGACATTTAATTTCCAAACGGAATCGGTAAAGGGTGTAGCCGAATCAAACAACTGCATACCTTTAACTTTCATTGTTCCTATAACATTACCAGCCGATGATAGATTATCAACTGGAGCATCATATAAATCAACTTCAGTGAAATCAAATACTCTGCGTTTTCTACCTGAACCTGTAGTTGCTGAACCAGAAGGAATAAAATTAGAAACAGCATTTAGTTGTACTAATATAAAGTTTCCATATTCCTTTCTGGTTATAGCACCAGTTTTCTTTGCTGTATCTCTAGCCTTTTCAATAGGCAGAACAAAAGTTTCTATTTTCTCAACTTCATAACCTTTAACATATGCCTTACCTGCTGAGATATACGCCGCTATCATATCTTCACGGCCGCCCTCTTCTGCTGTTAAGAAACCACTTGTATCTGTCGCAGATTCTTTTAAATGTTCAACTGGTGTAATTAGGAAAGGTGTTACAGTATAATTTCCAGATTCATCGTATGTTCTTCTGGCAATCATATCCATTATATCAGCATATTGTGGCTTATTTACAATTTCTTGTAGAACACCACTTTGAATTGAACCAAGTTTAATGAAGTTTTCTCCAATATCTTCATCAAAACCTATAGTAACTAAATCTAAATTAATCTGGTATCTATCTGCACCGGCTGATGCATAGTTTGCCTGACCAAGAGCATTGTCAAACAGAGTTTCATCCATAACTTCGGTTACAATTCTCTGATCTACATTAAGACCAACTTTTATTGTTGCTGTTGTGGTATATTTACTTAATACTATAACTTGCTGTGGACATTCAACAAAATATCCATAAACATAATAAGTGGCTTCACCGACATGGAATAAAGAACCTTTACCTGTTGGATTAATAACATCTTCATCTGAGTTTGTATCGCAAGTGATACAGCGAACAATTACACTATAAACTGTATTATTATTTTCATCTAAAATATCAAGAGTTTCACCATCAAGAAAAACAAAAGTTTCACCATCAGTACCAGCACCGATATAATTAACATATAATGTATATGGATCATCTTGTGTTTTATCTTCAACATGTTTTACTACTGCTTTAACACCAGAATTTCTACCTTTAATGGTTTTATTATGTAAATATCCAATATTAACTTTTTCACCAAGCGTATCTAAATCCTTTAATCTAACATAGTCAGAATATTGTTCATAACGTACAGAACCAGCATCAACCCTAGAACCAAATTTAAATATATGATCGGCAAACTGTTCAATCTGATTATTAAAAATAGATTGAATTTGATTTAACTCACGAACCTGAATTGATCTATTCGGTTGAAAAAGAACCCGCATGAAGTTCTTTTGAATATTAAAATCATCAAAATAAGGTTGTTTAGAAAACGTTTGTTTTGGCATTTAAGTTATCCTATGTGGTTGCTATACATCTCAATTTCTTTATTCTAGGTGGCTTAGATGTATTTCTTGTTTTTAATACTATTTTGATCTGGTATGCTTTAAAATTAGGTAATTCTAAACCAGCAACATCCGGTATATTTATCTCATGCTCAATAAAAGTAGTTCTATCATCAACCTTAGTTAAAATAAAAGATGATGGGTCAATTTTTATCCAATCTTCATCTAGTATATCATCATAAGACTGTTCATCTAATGTTCTATAATAGAATATTACATCACCTTCATCTTGACAATTTATATCACAAATAATCCTAATATCATTTGCCGAATCTGTCATTCTAACAGGTAAAGTACAGTATTTTGCTTTTTCGCTACCTTCACCTAAAGAATTTGTTTCTTCTATCCAATCTAAATGTGTATCGGCATCATTCCATTCAATTCTATTACCAAATGTTTTAATAACACAATTTGATGTATTTATAATGGGTGAAACATTTTCATCCAAAGATTCATACTGCCCTATCGCGTAAAATGATTTACTACCATCAATATATTTTAATTTATCATTTGTTGCAGTATTCATTTTTATTGGCATTTCCAATTCAGTAAAGTTATTCTTCACAAAATATTGTCCTGTAATAGCAAGATTATTCTGTAGAATAGAACCTATACCAGAATATCTAACACTATCATAGTACCATGTGCCGGTACCAGCAAAGTCAATATCAGATACACTTAAATTCATTGCGTCAAAAACAATATTAGGATATAGATAATTACCAAGTCCACCTATTTTACCAGTTTCGCTTGCTTTCTCATTCAGTGTAATTGTGAATGTATCTAAAGAATCAACTCCAGTAATGGTGTGTGCTTTCTTAGATAATGCAGAAAGTGATATACCGTTAAATGTATTATCAATACCATCTGGCAATATAGCAACAAGTGGATCTATTGTTGTTGGTATATCATCAATGCTATAAATGTTTAATTTTGGTGGTATTTTTGGATAATAAGGTAATCCATTAACTGTTTCATTATCAGAAAAATAACCAAATAAATCTTCTGGCTGTATTGAATATTTTTCATAACCAGTTAATTCATCAGTACCGACATAGGTTGCTTCTTTTACTTTAAATTGTCCATTTGCACCAGTAATAGTCTGACCTTCAGTAATATCACCAGAAACAATAAGTAAATCAAAAGTATTATCTTCCAACAAATTAATAGTAACTTTATCACCAACACTAAATCCATGATTTAAATGACGCACTCTAATATCATAGCTATCAGTTACGGTTTCAAAGGCATTTGTTGACATTGGTTCTTTTGTTCCAATATCATCACGCACAAATGAAACTTTCATTTGAGAAGATATATCAAATTTGGCTTTATATAGTATAAACTTAATATCTTCATATTGTGAAGCATTCCAAGTACGGTTGTTTTGTCCTTTAAACATAGAACCCATATGCGGCTGTTCTTCAACTACAGTATTGGTTAAAACATCGGTGTCACCAAGTTTACATATATGTATTCTATAATCAGGATCATTTCCACCAATAACAAAACAATATTCAACTTGTGAACTCAAATATAATGGTGATTCAAATGTCCATGTTGTGGGTATAGAACCATCTTCTGAAACCGAAATTGCATCTGCGTTTTTATATATTCTACCATATGGAATTAATTTAGGTCCCGGATAACCATTAACCATTTCTCGCACTTCAAGCCAACAAGGCATTCCTTTAGTTCCGACTTCCGAGAAATATGTATCGATCTTAGTTAAGAATACACCATTTTCTTCATTTTCAATTTTAAATGATTGTGCAACTGGATCCCGACCGAACCTATTCACAACGACCCGCGGCCGCAGCGGCAAAGCCACATCTCTTGTGCTTGCAGAACTTGTTGATCCAACAACTCTACTTTCGTTATATGTACTTGTTAGTGTTTTTGTTACAGGTGTATGCACAAATACAGGAGAAGTAACACTTAATATTCTATCATTTTTATCCTGAACTAAACCACCGGAATGATATTGCGCTTCAGCAAAACATAATAATTCATCCTGATCATCACTGTTTGTTTTTGAATTTGTGATTCTAAATGTACCGGTACCAACATAAAATCTTTTACCTTCACGATTGGGTATTCTGAATATTCCGGAAATAGAACCAGTCTCGGATGTTATCATCGGAGTACCAAAAACACCGCTAACAGGTCTAACATCTTCCGTTACATCAACACCTTCAAAGAAGAAATAAACTTGTGTATTTCCTTTTAATCCAGCCGCAGAGAAATATACATCCGTTGAACGTGTATATGTTAATAATTCCACATTGTTAACAACATTACCAACAGAATAATCATTTATTTCGCCCTCTAAAGTAACTTTATCGCCGGTAAAATCTCTAGTTTCTCTAATTCTATCCGTTTGTGTAGTTGTCACTGTTGTAGTTGTGGTTGTTCTCCTAACAAGCTGTCCATTTTGCGAACGACCTGCGGTCGCGACTGTGCGCGTTCTTGATGCAGATGAAGTAGATTCAGACTGACTGCTAGAAATAACTTCCTTTGTTATCTTTGGTTCATTCCAGAATGTTCCAGTCAATCCAACTTCAGATGCCAAAGTTCTAGCCATATCAACACCAGTATCAATATTGACTTTTACAGGCGGATCATTAACTGTATCTGTCCACACATCATTCGATGGTGATAAATCCATATTTCCTTTTGATGCGAAAACAAAATATGGATTTATAGAAATAGTTTTAGTATTATATGGTTGTTTAACATATTCGACATCGGCATAGGGTAAGGTAACAACATCACCCGTTACCTGATAATGATCGGATTTACTTTCATCAAATGCTAATTTAACATCGCGTTTTTTGAATGATGGTCTTAATTCTTTACGAATAACATCAACACCAGCCTGATAATCTTTAGATGTTACATTCGCACTTTTTAAACTATCAAAATTATCTGTGATATAACCATTTTTATAGCGTTTATTACCATTAGCATCAAAAATCTCCATAGTATCCAAATCTCTCTCAAGTAAATTTAGTGTTACATATGTTTCTAGATTTTCGATATTTTTTTCTAATTGGTAAATATCCGACATTGTATAACGTTTATTCTCAATGAATTTTGGAAAAATATCATTATACAGGTTTAAGGTATTTGGAAGATAATCAATAGTATAAATTGGCATTGCATTATCAGGTATCTTAGGTGCTTTAGGGTTATCAGAATATTGACCTGTTGTGATAATAAATCTACCTGTGTCCGTCAATGATAATACATCGATTCTTGATCTATAATATTCAGCATCAAATGAAATAATTGACATATCATCTGGCGTACCATTGGCATAGAGTATTTCACCAGTAGGTAATTTAAGAGGTCTAAAATCAATGCAATCTCTTAAATTATAGGATTCAAATGATGGGAAATTAATATAGTCAACACCAATATATGAATCTTTCACAAAACAATGACCGGTTGCTGTATTACCCCATTCATAATATTCAAAAGTAATGGATAAAACATCACCAGCAGTTGGCCATTCATAGTATGTACTTCTAACGTCTATTGATGAATATTCATAATAATTACCACTAGAATTAATATTCAACTTATAATTGTTTGTGTAATCTTTACTTTGCGTTACATTTGTAATTGAAACAATTCTAACACAATCAGCCTGAAGTAGACTAATAGTTTCATCGGATATACTGGTTGTATGTGTTATTGTTTTTTCTTTTAATGTCTTTGTTTTCAATATTGCATTGACTTCAACTCCACCTTCAATAAAGACAATGTTTGAAATAGTGCTAACATCGGATCCTAATGAATTTATAAGTGTATTTTCTGTTGCTGTATCGTGTAAGTAATAGAATGGTGTTGTAAAGTTTTCATTAATAGTACCATTAAAGTCAAAATAGTTTAGATAGTATGTTTCATCATCAACCTTCTCATATGATTTGAACATAAATGTACCATCAAGTGGATAAGTTCCGGTTGCATCAATAGTTGTAAACTTATTATCTTCTGGATTACCAAAATAGGGTACGCCTTCCCAAACATTACCGGTTGATGTGTCGGTTACAGACCAAACACTATATCTACCATAATTTAATTCTATATTATCATAGGGCTGTTGATTATTATGATAATTGTATATGGAATTAACGTCTGCTGAATTATTTGCCGATGCAATAAAATGATTATTATTTAAATAAATTGAATTTCCTAGGAAATCAATGTTATTCATATAAGTATTGAACTGATCAGCATCACCATAAAAATTTTTATACATATAATTATCGTAATTCTGAGTATATGGATCACTTCTTATAACATCTAATAGTTCATATGTATGTAAAGAAAAAACATAAATAGCACCCGTTGGACTAATTGTATAATTATTTGCAGCCGGATGATTCCAATCATGATCGGATATTGTAGAAATATATATGAAATTGTCATTTAATGCTACAGAAAAACCAAAAAGTTGTAATACGTCTGGTTCATTATAATCTTCTGGATGTGTAAATGTATGTAGTAATGTACCACTTCTATCATAAAGATATGCGGCACCTGAAGATTTATAATAACTTCCATTATACTCGGCATCATAACCAGGTTCACCTATTAATATATAATCACCATTTATCGCAGTTGTTTCTCTACTTGCTAAAAATTCAAATTTTACATCATAATAATTATTGTTTATTAAATCACTTGTTGGAGTTGTATTATTAACCAAAACATTAGAACCAACACCAAAAGTTGATATTCTATCACCATGGACACCTATATAATTATCATCGGTATAATTTCTATCAATTAAAAAAATAGCTGATTGTTCTAAATCAAGTACTGTGTCGGTGTTTATTGTTGTTGATAAATCAAAAGCCATTACACTTGAATTTTTTTCAGCTGGATAATTCAACAAAGCTATTTGTTCACCATGCTCCATTGCAATGACTAGAGTTTTACCATCACTTTTATCGATATGTATATTAATTAATGGACCATCAAAATAGTCTCTAGACCATTTGGATGGAAAAAACGAATAATGTGATGTTAATAAAGAATTTGGTAGTGTGAAATCATGTATTTTACTCCAATCAACCGTTGAATAAACCTTAACATTGAAGTGAACATCATATCTATAATTATAGTAAGCACTTTCAACATTTACAAATTCAACAACCACAAGATAATCATCCGATGATGCTAATCTATAACCAAAATTTGAATATATAGTGCCAGAATTCCAATCATTTACTGGTGAATCTGAAATTATTTCATGTATTAATTCATAATTATTATTTTTATCAAATATGTAAACTTTATCACCTTCAACATTATTTACATTTCCATAATATTGATATGAATAATATGACGTTTCTTGATCGAAGGGTTTGTTTGCTGAAACGAATAAATAATTATTATTATGTGAAACATCAAAACCAAAATTTGGTTGGTACTTAACAGCATCTTCATAATAATTATATGGATCAATATTTAGAGAACTGTTTGTGACTTCAGTGTTATAAATTGGATTGATAAATCCAATCATTTGAATACCATATGCCGTATTCCAATTTATAGCGAGAGATACATTTGTGCCTATTTCATCTACAAATTGATTTGTATCATTCATAACAACATTAATTGGTGTTCCAATTAATTGTCCTGTTGTTCTATGAATTTCTTGTCTTGTATATTCTACAGTACCATAACCATTAGGATCTAAATCATATGTCGTGAATACTAATTTATAAAATTTATTATTAAAAACATCATTAATATAATAAGTATGTCCTTCAATAACAGTATAGGAATATGAATCTTTTGGTCGATTCCAATATTCTCCATATATCCAAGACGCTCCTTCTAATGAAAAATGGAAGTATCTATCTTGTAGGTTAGTACTGAGATCGGATCCAGTTGGTTCAAAAAGCCAGACAATATTTTTTGTTGAATTTCCATTTTCAATTTCTGGATTGTATATAATACGGTTTTCTCCGGTATTAATATCCTTTATTTGTACTGCTCCATAATTTATATATCCGCTATCATAATACGTACTAGTACTAGTAGCAAAATACGGCTCTTCGGTTAATGGATCTCCGGTAACAAAAATGTCACCATTTAAATCTCCTATATAACCGATAGTACTACTGGTTAAAGCTTTATGTGTGTAATCTGTGTAAGTACTAGTTAAATCATATACATGATTTATATAAGTATTAATATCAACTTCATGTTTTGTCGTAGAAACATATGTATTATCAACATTCGGCGTAAAATTAGGTAAATTTGCCATTGGATTTAAAGTATATAAAACTCTATTATTGTAATCAATATTAACGTTTTTAGTTATACCTTCAGAACCATATGACTTATCGGCAATTAGATGTGTGTTGGTTTGTTTTTCAATTTCATAGCCCTTAACATATGCCTTTCCGGGAGAAATTGTAATATTATATTTTGTTGAGTCAGTTTCATTTTCTTCAAATGAAAGAGTAAATGGTTTTACAGTATAATCGCCAGATTCATCGTATGTTCTTTTGGCGATCATTTTTGAAATTTCTGAATATTGTGGTTTATTCAATACTTCTGTTAATTTACCATCTCTGACTTTTGCCAATTCAATAAAGTTTTCATCGGTGACAGCATCAATATTCTTTTTAGTTAGTGTTAATTCTATCTTATAGCGATCAGCACCCGGAGCGCCATAATTTGATGTACCTATAGCATTATCAAGTAGTGTTTTATCATCTTTACTGGTGACAATAGATTGATTAATAAGTAAACCAATTTTATAAGTTGGATTCTTATCGAATTTACTAAGTACGATTGTTTGAGGTAAGCAAGTTACGAAATGACCATAAACATAATAAGTTGCTTCTGATACGGCAAAGGTTGTACCCTTACCTACGGAAGAAATTGTATATGTATCTTTATAGTCATCGATAGATTCTATTATTTCACCATCGCGGAATTTAACTTCTAATGTATCACCACCACCAACATATGATATATACAGAGTATTATTTTCAATTATATTATTTACTTTATCAATTTCTTCTTCAGGTGCATATGTCAAAACAATAGCAGTTAAACCTGTTGAAAGTCCTTTAAATTTTCTACCAATCATATTGGTAAAATCAATATCACTTTCCTCTAAAGAAACGTAATCAACTGAATCAAAATATTTAACAGAACCAGCATCAACCCTAGATCCAAATTTAAATATATGATCTGCAAAAGTTTCAATCTGGTTGGAGAAAATAGATTGTAACTGGTTTAATTCTCTAACCTGAATTGAATTTTTCGGTTTAAAAAGAACCCTCTGATAATTTTTAGTTGAATCGAAATCATCATAGTACGGTCCACTACTAAATTTTATTTTTGCCATATGCTATTAGAATTTTAAAATGATTTTAATATCTTCTGTTTGTCCAGAAGCCCTTGTAACTACATCTGAGTTATCAATATATAGCAATGTTCCTGAACCAGTTTCTAATTGCTCTTTTAATTGTGTGAAATTTGAACTATTCCAAACACCACTATGGTTAGTTGAGCAAACCCAATGAAGATTATCATAAATCACATAATCACCAACAACATATGACGAAACACTATTAAATGTTGTAAATAATGTTGGATCAACAAAATCATTATGTTCATATCCAATGTAATATGTATTGTTACACACTTCGCTATTCCAATCATATGGATCAATCATAATAGAAATCTGTCTGAAATCATTTTCACCAGTAATTGGGAAGTAATTATCACCGGCTGGAAATGAACCTTCATCTGACTGGAATTCTGTCTGTATAATTACATATCTAGCATTAAGTTCCTTGAGAATATTTGAACCGTTTCCATCTTTAGGTGCCATAACAACTTCCAATACAGCATCTTCATTACCTATATTTCCACCAATTGTTACGGTTGGTGGATTGATATATCCAGAACCAATGTTTGACAATTCAATATAATTAATAGAATCGTTATCTAATACTATAGATGCTGTTGCTTGATCGGTACCAATATCGGGTGCGCTAATTGTTATAGTGGTTGAACCATCATAACCAGTACCGCCATTTACAACCTTAATATTACTGATTGAATTTTTCTTAGCGTTCTGTTGTGCTAACCATTGACCGGAGCCATCATCAAAAGTTTTATATACTACTGGAAAATAATTAGATGAAATAAATGATTCCAATGCATCGTTACCGGCGCGACCCATATATTTCCATAAGTAACCATCAGCAGTTCTAATTGTATTTGATGATTCACTTGTTGGCATTATTGTAGAAGAAGCACCTCCCGCATTATCAAGACATTTATAAATTCTTTTAGTACCAAAATCATCCGTAATTGTATAGAAAGAATTGTTATAATTAAAGTCATCGATAGCCGGATCAAATGCATCATAAACATCACCAGACACCCAATCATGTCGTACAATACCATATTCAACATCATTACCGGAGAGTTTCTTAACTGTAACCAAATTATCAAGGTAACGATACATATTTTCAAAATCGTTTTCCGGAATTAAAGGTGTTTCTGAGTTAATTTCAAGCCAATAATCTGTATCAATATCTGGTGTATCCACTCTAGTATCGTGTGTCTGTAAAGCAATATAATAGTTTGTACTATATTCGATAATATCGCCTTCAATGTAAGAACCTTCGGAAACCCAACTCATTAATGCCCAATTTGTAGAATCGGCTGATGGTACTGTAATTTCACCGGAATGATCTGTGATAGCAATATAATAATTGGAGTCTGTTGCGTCAATTACAACATCATTTATAGAATACGCCGCAGAAACCCAGTTAGGTGGTGATACAACAAGAAATGGTCTCCATTCTTGTGTTTTACCTATACCAATATATATTTTATTCTTAAAGAAATTAAGACCAAAGTTTTTTTCAATAAACAACCAATCAATATTATCATCTGATGCCGTACCTGTAGAATGTGTCGGTGGTGAATTTCCTGAAGTACCAGAACCCAAAGCTATATACTTATTTGTCTCATACTTAACAACTTGACCTTCTGCATATGCTACCCCTGAAGCCCATTCATTATAAGGATAAACCGAAAATAAGTTCAAAAACTGATTTGCGTTTAAGATTCTTAAATTATTTGTGATTTTTGCTGGCATATTAAACTCTCTATATAATAGTTATTTCTGTTGATTCTTGTTTTTCCTCATGCGTAAATATTCTACTTTGAGGAAAAGTAAATTGATTAAATGTTACATTTTTAAATTCATTAAGTGTATGGTCAAAATTATCCCAAAACTTAATTTGATCAATATCAAAATATGTTAAACCCATACTGTATGATATTGGTGTGTAAAAATCTTTTCTTGTTGTAAAATATAAATCTACCGATTCTATTTCAGTATTTATACTTGTGACCGGATAATTTAAATTTTCTATCTTTATTAATTCTTTATAATTTTCCGGTAAAATAACAGAAACATCCCGTTCATCTTCCCTTAAAAATATAGCAAAAGCCTCGGAACCAACAGGATGAATATTTGTTTTTATAATATCTATCCATTTATCTGGAGATATTTTTGATTTTATTGCATATGAAAATTGTTGGTAATAATAACTATCTTGTATTTTTGATGTAGAAGATAGCCAATCGTCATCATTTATATATCTTTTTGGTTGTTCATATATTGGATTAAAAATAACACTATAATCAAAACCAGTACCGGTTGACGTATTAATATCGAGAATAGGAGTATCATATAAATAACCAGAATCGATAACATCAATTGCTTGTATTGCTCCAACATCGCCTGTTAAACTAATAATAGCATTAGAACCATTTACTGATTCTATTAATGCAAATGTACTTCTTGGGTAATTATAACCAGAATCAAATATTCTTATACCATTAATCGCTCCTGTTGTTTCATCAACAGCAGATACTTCTCCGGAAAAACTATGTCCCGATGAATTAGATACGGGTATAGCGGATACAATATCACCAATAGCATAATTAGTTCCACCATCAACAATATCATATTCGTTATATCCACCTTTAGATACTTTTGTTATTCTTGCTTGCGTATTTCTACCGTTACCAATATCATCACGTATGCTTATTGTATCGTAAATAGTATAGTCTTTACCACCATCAAGAATTTGAATTGAATTAATCGAATCAATAATTTGTTCGGTTATTACAGTATCGTTAATGTATATTTTAATAATTTCTTCGGATGAAAAATCTTTATCATAGGAAGAAAGTTTAATTTTAAAATAATCATTACCGAAATAAGTAAATGAATCTATAATATCAATTATCGCGGTTGCTCCAGTGATAATACCATATACCGATAACGATGCGTCAACCATTGTTTGTATATTAATTGCGCTTTTATTATTTGCCGTACAATAGAAATATTTCTCTTGTATATATTGTCCACCGGATGCTTCTTGCATGAATATTCTAGGATATATAATTTCAATATCAGAATTAAAAAGAATGGTGAAAATAAACTTAAACGATGATTCAGAACCTTTCGATATGTAAAATTCTTTTATATGTTTTATAATTGTTTTTTTATCTACATATTGAGAAACGGGGAAAGTTTCGCAAAATTCTTTATAGTATTCTTCAACAAATTTATCACTTGCGTTATCAATATTCAAAGATTCTTGGAAATCTCTAAAGAAATGGATGAAATTTTCATCCATTTCCAAGTTATCAAAATAAGTCTGAACAAAAGCAACAAATAATTGATGATCTTCAACTATAAATTGAGGTAACTGGTAATTAATTAGTGAAGAAAGACTATTCATGATTTTTCGCTTTCTCTACCATGATAATCTTCAATGAAAATCTGAACATTATCTATTGAAATAATATTGTTCAGTTTAGCAAAGAATAAAGGATTGATTGGATTTGCAAAAACCTTAATATCATCCTCAATAAGTTTTGAGAAAACAATATCAGAAATTTTCACAATACCCTGTTCGTAATCAACAGTACCAAATGTTTCATTTGAATACTTAATAAATTCCTTTTTATTTTCATCATAGAAAAATGCTATTACATTTCCTAAACCATCATCGGCAATTTTTGTAATTTTATTTCTAAAATAGAAGTTATTTGATGTAACAGTGGTTTCATCAATTTTATTCAAAAAATATATAAAATAAGTTTCACTGGATAATAAATTTGGTATGAATCTTTTTTCCAATACTATCTTATTATAAGTTGACATGAAACTAGTAGATAGCGACATGATTCTTGTATTTAATTTAACATCGGAATAATAAGAATCAAACTTATTTAAAATTTCTGTATTATAATAATTTATTTCATCGATTATTAATTTCTTCAGTTCACCCTGACGTAAACTTGTTAATAACGTGTTATTCTTAACATAAACATCTAAATTAATATAGGTATATTCTGGATCAACAATAACAGGTTCAATTGTTGCCATTGTGTATTTTTTAAGTTTATTCAATATTTGTTTATTTGTTTCATTTGACAAAACTTCACCGAACAGTGGTTTAATTGAAACAAATACTTTACCATATGCTTTTGGTATGTTATCTTCACCACCCCAAACATTCACCGAATTAATATTTTTATATTCAGACAATACTATATTTTTAAAATCATCTACTGTAACCAAACGGTTTTGTCTGCGGTAATGATGTTTTATATTGTGTCGTAAATCTTCTAGCGTTTCAGCATCGGTTCCATCTGTTGAATTTTCAATAACATTGACGGAAGTAATTCCTTCTGGCGCACTAAAAGCAGTTACACTATTACCTAATGATCCATTAGTTGATACGAAAGTTACTTCAATATATGAATAGTCATTAACAGATTTTCCATAAACATCATTACCAAATGATATTTCATACTGATCATTTTCGTTCAAGTTTAAAAAATAAACCTGAGATTCACCATTAATATTTGTAAAATCATCAGCCAATGTATATGTTGTTGATACTGTAGAATTTTCATTTTCTTTAACAACTACCTTTAATGTGTCAGTATCAATATCATTATCATTAATAACATATCGTTTTTCCGGACCAGATTTAAATAATTGTGTTATGAATTCACCTTCATATAATAAAACTTCAGTTGAAGTATAGTCTCCAGTTTCGGCGTTATAATAGATATATAAATCATCTGTAAGTATAAATGTTCTAATATCTGATAGTGTTGGATTATCTCTTTTTGCGTTAAAAGATTCACCTCTATCAATTTTTACACTTGTGTTTGGAGATGGATTCGGTACAGTTATTGTAACTAATGCTTTAGATGCTTTCTTAGATTTAGGTAAATAATTAAAGAATTTAGCTTTCGAATTCATATTTTCTTTTCTAAGAATCGATTCAATCATAGATTCATTAGCTAACATATGAGCATAATACCCCATATAATGAGTATTATAAGCAAGAAGATCGGTTAAGATATTCATAGCAGAACCAAGATATTCGTAATCTTTAAATTCATCTTGGGTTTTTAGATATTCAATTAAGTTTTTCTTAATTGATTTAAAATCTAAATCTTGTTTTATTAATGTGTTAGCCATTTGTTTTTACCTTACTCGTTTTAGATAAAGTGTTATTTGTGTGGGTATTCTATTATTTATGGGTGTAAAAAATATAGTAGTATCAACACCATCACCACTTGAATTTATATAACATTCAACGGAAACATCTTTAACCCTAGGTTCATATCTGTTTATTACGCTTTTAATTTTACCTTCAAGTGTATGTAATGTAACAATATCAGCCGGCTCAAATAGTAAAGCAGAAATTCCACCATAAACATCCACATTAAATAATCTTTCATATTTATTGGTTAATATTAGATTTTTTATCGATCTAGCAATTGCTTGTTCATCATATTTCCTAGAAATATCTGAATTCATTGGATGCATTAAAAAATCCAAATCTAAGTCAGCGTAAAATGACATTTATTATCCTCCGGCGAATACATTTTCCGATCCATCTAAGCAGAAACTACCACAAGCAACTGGATCATTAACTCTAGCCGCCTGTTTGTCATTGACAAAAACAGTAGAAGAACCGGCTAGCAAATATGAATCATGACAAGATATAGCACAGCAATGGTTAACCCAATGATCATCTTCACGATGCCAACCTATGTCATTGACAAAAACATCATCACTTGCTTCATCATTCATTCTAGTTGGGAAACAACCTAGTTAACCATGCCCAGTGCAAAAATCACCTAATCGGTGTACACTGGGCATGATATTCTCCTATTAATTTTTCTAAATTATTCATATGATATGCTCTGTTAAATTTATTATTCCTCACAACATAAACCCGTTTTATCTATAGGTTTTAATTTTGATGTTACTTTGGGTTTTATTTTTTCTTCTGTTATAATTAATTGTTCGTTATTTTCAGTTAACCTAAATGGCGTACATGTAGATTCTGTTTCGAAATGTTCAATTAAATCGTTATGTTGGTATTTATACTTATTTTCAATAATAGTAGAAGTTTTTATTTCGGTTGTTAATTCAGTACCGCATGGGCATAATTCCGAACCGATTGTTTTTTCATATGTATATTCATATTCAGTAATTATTTTATTTTTAATTGGTCTTTCAAAATATTGCTCAGAATTATTAAGTGCATCTTTATACGGAGTCCAGTTTGGATAAACAGGTATCGTATATGGAAAAGAATCTTCATCACAATCTGCTTTAATAATAATTGTATATTCAAAAGATGGTGTCGCCTGTCTATATGAATCCTCATTAATATGCCATTGATTAAACGGAATATTTCCATTCTCTATATTACAGCCAAGTGTTGGTATACCAGTAATTTCAAGTGTATGTAAATCAATATCCAATCCATTCGGTAGTTCACCCGAAACAATTTCAAATATTTCTGGTTCTGAATCAGCAGTATATTCTATCTTTTTATAGAATTCATAATTTTCCATGGCTACTTCAGGATAATCATCATTATGTTCGGTTTCAGTTAATGGTAGATAATCATTGTATAGTGTGGATGAAGTTATATAAGTTATTTTACATCCACATGAATAATCCCAAACACCCCAGAAAAAATTTGGTCCTTGAGTATCAATATCGTCATATGATGTATCTGTTAAAGATACAATTTTATTACTGTTGATTATAACTCTATCATAAAGATTAAAAACCTCATCTCCAGTCCAACTAACAAATCTATTTTTAGTTATTGATTGATCTATATTATTCGTATATCCAGATTCAAAAAGATTTTTTTCTCTATAATAGAATATTTCATTTAATGTACTCTTTTTGACAACGCGAATTGCACCTTCAACTAAATTTCCATTGTTATCATAATAAACTTCATATGGATTAGAAATAACCAAACATGCTCCTTTCATTTCAACTGAATATGTGTTTCTAATATCATAATCTTCAACATCCAGCCTTGTAGTGTAAAAACCACCAGCGGAACTATTAAAATTATTTTGATAAACTTGAGAACCACCTATTGTATTTGAATCTAAAAAATCTCCATTATTTTTATCATATACTTTAATTTCCAACATTTCATTTTCTGATTTCAGATCACGTATATTCTTACCTATTCTTTCATAATAATCAAACATGTCAAATATTATATCATCTAAACTAATAATTGTTGAGTCATTATATTGGTGCAATATTCTACCATCATTGGAAATAGCGAATGTATCATAAACCATTAGATTAGCATATGCATAACTTGAATATTCTTTAATTAGAGGATATGCATTATCTTGATTATCATACACCAATACTTTATTAGTACCTACAGCCAAATAAGCACCACAAACATCATAAGAAAAATAACTAGTAGTTTGAACATCAATATATTTAATAAAAGATACCGAGTTTATATCTGTTAAATCATATATTAAAATATATTTTGAATTTTGATCAATTGGAATAAATAATTTATTACCTTGAATTTTAATATATTTTTCAAATATTCTGTTAAAGTTTACACCTAAAGGAGCATCGATTGATGGATCAATCGTTGCTAATAGACTAAAATCAACTAATGAAAATATTTCAACAAATTTATTATCCACAATAGCAACATAATCGTTTGATGATGCTATACCTCGACCAAACTGTAAATTTCCTGTTGTACTATCTAAAGTGGCTACTAATGTTGGAGTCGAAATTAAATCATAAACGTAAACATTACCAACTGTATTTCCAATAGATAAATATCTGCCATTTGGTGATATTGATGAAATTGAACCAAAATAATGATTTGATGCGGTAGTTGGTTCTTCAATCCAATTAGTATAGGTCATCTGATTTGATGTTAAATCAAATAAATAAACAATACCGGCATAAGGTATTAATGAACCATCCCAGTGATCTGGAGCCGAAATAGCCATTATACCATTATCTGAAATCTCAACAACTTTACCAAAACCATCATCACGATAGTATAATGATGGTGATGTATATCTCCTCAATCTTATATTAGGAAAAGTTGTTTCATAATACTTGTCGATAACCTCAACAGTCCAATCAGCATTATTTACAGTAGGTTCAGGTACATGAGGACCACTAACATGTCCAATAATTTCCCATCTATCATTTGACTTTAAACCACTTATTGAATAATTTACATTCGTATCAACAGCCGGTATTGTTCCATTAGAATCCTCAATTGCTTCAATCCAATCATTCCATGTAAATTCAAGTAAATCATTATCAAAAGAAAATATTTCAATTCTACCAGATTCTTCACCATAAATACTCCAATAATTTGGCCAACCGAAATATATTTTATTATCATTTGCAAATGCTAATGATCCGGCAAAAGATCCTACTTGAAAATTATCTTGAATAAAATCCGGACGTGCTAATGATGTGTCAATATACTGGTTGACAATTGCAAAATTATGAGTCAATACGCTGACAGCATAATGTTCATTATGATCATAATCAACTACAAAAATATAAGAATCATTATGCTCTATTCTAATCCTGCTTGTGTTTTTTGCCGGATCAATTGTAACTTCAGATATTACTTCCGTTAAAATATCAATAGTATAGATATTTGTTGAGTTTTCTTTATCTACAAGTAATGTATCACCAATTATATCTACTGCACCACGATCAATCTGAAGCGTATATCTAGTTAACAACGTTTTCGTTAAAATATCATAAACATCTACAAATTTAGTAGCGCCTTCTGCACCACCAATAGCAAAGTACTTATCGGAGATAGCAATATCATAACCCAGATATGAATTTTGATAAGTAGAATAGCCATCCCACAATTCTAAACCAGTAGATAAACTATATAATTTAGCGGATACTATACCAGAACATAATACATGGTCACCATATGCCCTTATTTTACTACCAAAAAAATTACTCCAATAGTAATCATCTGTTTCCCACGTATATAACAATTCATATGTTGTAGCATCAAAAACATATACTATACCTGTATTAGAAACATCAACGCCATTAATATTTGAATCTTCGGACATTGCGCCAATGATAATATAATTATCAACAGCCGCGATAGTAGTACCGGGATCCTGACTAAAACTTCTTCTTCCAAAAAGATCAGCTAAATCACCATAGGCTGTACCCAAATTTGGATTCTCTATAATATGCTTAACTAATTTTGTTTCGGTATCAATTACATAAACTTTATCTTCATTAAAAGTATCATTTGTTCTACCGTATGCGTAGAGTGTTTTACCATCTGGAGATAATGCAATATCATGTCCAAAATTATCATTAAGTCTAGAATCGGAACTATATGTTATATAATTTGAAATAATCGACGATCTTCCGGATAATAATTCAAAATCAACAATAGAACCAAATTCTTGAATTAAATGATTTGTTGGAAATGAAAGTATTTTACTATAGTCATGTTGCTCATCGAATATTTTTTCATCTAATAGATTTCTCTCCGGAATACTTAAATAAATTTTATCGGAAAATTCTTTTATTCTTTTAAAACCTTCAGATGCATTTACTCTAATTGTTGTTGGTGCCAATGCAAAAACTGAAAAATCATTTTTATCCAAAACTGTAATTGTTTGTATAGAATCAACTGTCGGACTGTCTATTAAATAAATATAACTATCGCTAACGTCTATTGAATACCCAGAATTAGATATTGAATTAATGGTATTGCCCGTTTCTAATGAAAATATTGAAGTTATATTTGGACAGCAAACATAATAATATTGTGAATCCAAATCAACGGCAAAACCAAAATCAATTGTGCCACTATGTATGTTTTCTGTTTGATGTATTAGATTTCCATAGATAATATTAAAAACATAAACTATTCCATTTCCAACATCATTTAAATATGCTGGATCCGATATTATAATTCTCGTATCAGTCATAGCAATAGTTTTTGAATACGTATCATATAAACGACCAAACATACTACCCGTATAATTATTAGGATCGTTAATTGTCAGAAGTAGATCAAATGTATTAATGTCATATATCAATACAGAATTAGTATTTGCTACGGAATCAAAAACCGAACAAGCAATTGTAGAATCACTAAAAGAAACATATTCACCGAAATATAAATTGGTGCTTATTGGATTTTTAAATTCGGTTATTAATTGTAAAGTTTCCGCATTAAAAACATATATTGATTGATATTTTGATGATGTAATATAAATTTTATCATCCAATAAAAATACATCTTGTCCGAATGTATCATCAAACCCATTATAATCTGGATGATTTTCATCAACTACTGGTGTTATTTCTCCATGTTGTACATAAGAACCATTTATATTTTGTGTATTAACTGAATAAAATTTATCAACATATATTCTGGAATATTTCAGAAAATTATCATTATATGTATCTATAGTTAATGATGTATATACTTTAAATTGTGCATTAACATCAAACCTATATGCGTATTTTCCAGTTATAGGTTGTAATGGAGTGGAATCATTAGCATTAACAATGTTTGTGCCAACGGTATAAACGTAATTACTATCAACTTCAATTGAGTTTTCACCAATCATAATATTATCGCTAATCAATTCATGACTATATGTGTCAAATATTAAAGCACCCACATTTGATTCATCCACCCAAGTAGGTGGTATTGTATCATAGGATCTAAAATATGATAAAGCAACAGTACCATCATTTTCAATAGCAAATTCGGAACCAAAAGCCTGCGCGAAGCTTTCTCCGGAGATTCTAACCATCTCGTTTAAATAATTTATATTTGCATCAAATATTCTATAGAAATCTATAAAATTATTATTCTTTAAGTCATAACTATATAATAAATTAAGTGAAATCAGTTCATCACCCACATTCAAATCATAACCGTTCATGTTATTATAAAACTGTGGATTCGGTTCTCTATGATGAATTAAAATATCAATACGCCAAGGTTCTGCTTCATGAAAAATAATTTCATATATTAAATCAATATTACCATATTCATCACGTTCAAACGAAAAATGTGGTACGACATGATGTGTTCTATTTCCAATATCACCGATAGTTTTTTCATATATTTTATGTATGGATCCATCACTATAATCTATAAATATTTTTGGAAGTTCAGGATAAGAATAATCAAAATTATATTCAAAAGTCGAATCACCAAATGTTATTATTGAGTTAGCATTTAACCATGTTTCATTTGCGGCATATTCTACATTTAAATATACAACTGGAAAAGGACAATTTAAATTAAATGCTCTATCATCATAGTATCCATCAAAAACTAATTGATAATCTGTTTCTATGAATGGTGTATATTCAGCATAATTTTCTAAAATATTATCATAATTATCTGGATCCCGACCATCTATTGTTACTGTATTTTTCTGAGTAACACCCACATTTGCATAACCATTTTGTGGACCATACTCATTAAATGTATAAATTTGTACGGGTGCATCAATAATGCAAGAAACACTAATATCAGTAAGCGATATTAAATTATCATCATTTGTTAGTTGTAGTTTCATGCCATTGGTTGAATTAAACGATCCAATATAGCCATCATAAACATTTAATGTATTACTAGTATAGCTTGATAAATGATTTTCTACTTGCTGTAATGTTGGTTCAGTAATTTCATATTCAAATTCAAACGTATTTAAATTAAAGACTTCAATTCTGCTAGTATTGGGATATCCATAATCAGCAAATATGCCCCCTGTACCTACAGCAAGATAATTTTCATTCATGGCCATAGCGCCACCAAATGTTTCATCATACATAAGAGTTGTATATAATGTGGTAACTAGATCATTAGTTTCCAAATCACGTATTTCTATGTATTCATAATAATCAAGTAAATCTTCTCTATAACCACTAAAGGAGTAGGCGATATATTTTGAGTTAATCGCCATTTCGATAATTCTATCGGTTTTTTGATAGCTTGGATCATAATAGGGAAATTCCCACTCACCTTGATTTCGTAGAACTAATTCATTGCTCATCTGGATCTATTCTACCTTTTTTATTTGAACTCCAATCAGGAGAAGCAATAGATTCAACATCAAGAGTGGGTCCGGGTTTATTCAGATGTATATCGGGTCCACCATCGGCGTAAATAGTTCCACCACTCTTTATATGCAAATCTTTCTCAACATATAATTCCATTTTACCATGAACCTTCTCATATCTATCACCTTCAACTTCAAGGTTTACATCCCCCTTAACCAATAGATTCAAAGATGATTTACCAATATTTCTCTCATTTTTCCATGCTTTTTTATATTTCTTAACATCTAAGTCCGGATCAACATATGCGTCATCATCCAATTCTTCATCCCACATTTCAGGAACATCTTTTAGATGTGGTTCTTCACCGCGTTCAATATTTGGATTAGAATCTTCTTTTGTCCAATCCATTTCATCAGATTCTATAGTACCAAAATCATCACCAGCACCAATAGTAATTGAACAGTCGCCAATAACCTGAACAAAATTCTCACCCATAATCAATTCATAATTATTTCTTTTAACTCTACGTACAACATCTCCATCATTATGTTCTTCAATAAAGGTACCACACCGATGCCAACGTTTAAATCGTTCAGCATCCCTAGTATCATCCCATTCTTCAATATGACCAGATTCGGTTTCTTTAACATGATTGAATGGATAGAGTGCATTGTATGTAGTGACTTTCTCAGTCCAATTTTTCTTTTCTTCAACATCCTGCTTATGTTGTTTAGCTTGAGCGACTTGCTTTGACAAACCCTCTAATGCAATAGGTACTTTTTGAGATTCACCGCTTTTCTGTTTTTCTAATATAGTTTGTGGCTTATCACCAGAATCGTCTGGTGGATCATTTCTAGCCAATCTATTTGTATCAGATTCACCAATGAAGTCATCTCTAGGATAAGTACCCAGAGGATCAATAAATCCATCACCACCCTTAAATTGTTTCTTATCGGAAGGAATACCACCTGCTGTTCCAAGTATAACTGGGTCTTGCGCGAAATGGCCATCACGATAAAATCCAAATACCCAAGTACCTTCTACAATACCCGTTGGCGATAAACCAATTCCGTTCATAGCAGATGATATAATTGGTTGAATTGGATAAGCCCATATTAGCTTTTCAGATTTTATATCGGATGTATCAGGTGAATTATATCCTAGAATTCTTACGCGAAGTCTACCTAATTTTTCAGGATCATCTCGTTTTTCAACTACACCAAACCACCAATTAAAATTACCGAATGAAAATCCACCATTCTCTATTTGATTATCTATCATATTGATTTATCCAATCGTTTCTTACCAAGTTCAATATATGTCATAAAAGATTTTTGTGTCCAAACATGTCTCATAGCCAAAATAACCCAAGCAAATTTATAATGTGTATCATAATATTTACCATCATCTTCATCATTATTCTTTGGTAAATCTACAGTTACCATTTTACCTAATTGATCATATATATCTATACGACCTGCAATAGATACAATTAATCTATTAGTATCTAATTTTAATAAATTTGATCTTCTAGAACCTCTCCACTTATAATACTTTGTTGATATGGTATCCTTACCAGATTCGATTGAATAATCCAAATATGGTTGATAAACGATATTTGTTTTTGACATACCATCAATATTAGTAAATGGTTTTTTACTATAATCTTTTTTATTATCTTGTGAATATGTATATGTATGAAGTTTTGCATTTTTATTCTTAATATCATGTACAATAGCAGTTGAACCAAAACCACCACTAATAGAATTAGTAATAGCATTGAAGTGACTAATAAATCTATAACCCTGCATAGAATATTTAAAATCTTCCGGTTCTTTTTCTCCTGCTTCATCTTCCTTAAGGTTTGCGGGTCTTTGAACTAAATTAGGTAGTTTACCACTTTTATCTATGAACATTTTCTCCAATGGTCGAAAACTCCACTTACCATGATCTTGCTGAAAAACAATATAATCGGCTTGTTCGGCGTTAGCACCTTCACGCGTATATTCTAGTCCATAGTCATCGGTTAGTCCTGTAAATTCCTGTACCTTTTTAGTAGCCCATGTAGCTAACCATTCGGCTGTCGCCATCGGTGATAAATTTGGAACTATAATAGAAAATTTATCTTTTGTTTCATCAACTTTACCAGAACCACCTATTTTATTAATAACTTCCTTAAATATATCTGATGCTTTTTTATCATCATAATGTTTATTAATTCTCTGCTTTTGGTCTTTAAAAAATGCTTCATCTATACATTTAATTCTATAAACATATTTTTGCTGTCCTATCATTTCTCTATCTGAAATTTCATAGACCATAAATTTGAATGTTTGTTTATTTGTAGAATCTTCTATTTGAATAGTAACCTTACTACCCTGAATTATAGCATCCTGCATTAATCTATTTTGTGTATCAAAAAATGAAACTGAAGCAGTCCAAAATGGCGTAGTAATATCTTGATATATTTCTATTTCAGATACTATCGTAGATAAATCAGAACCTTCTATTAGTACTCTATGTGATTTAAAATCACCGCCGAATGTATAATTTTTATTATTAGCCATATTTAAATTTCTGTAAGATAAATGTAATCATCACTTAACATTAATTCAAAATCTCTAACAATAGTTTGTATATGTTCTTCTGAAATAACGTTAATAATCCTTTTTTCCTCGTTCAATTGCTCCTCATACATTAAGTTTGATATTGGAGTTATATTATGTGGTAATTCTCCATTAATAGCAATATAATCGGGTAATTCAACTTCGTCATACCAACTATCAGTCCAATCTCCAACTTTAAATCTATCAAATGCTTCGATAACCTCATAATGATGTGTTTCGTAAATATTATTATATTTTGTTTTTGCGTTATCAACCAATTCATTATACGATAGATACCAATCAAACATAGGATCAACAATTTTATTTGTTAATAGTAAAATCCAATGTAGCGTTTCACTACCGTAAAAATCATATGCTACATGCTCGGGCTTTTCTCCCGGTTTTAAGTTATATTTAAAATATATATTTGTATAATCTAATTCACGATATTTCATTATAATAGAATCAAATATATTAACAACCAATTGATCTTGGTAATTAATTTTACTAAATTTATCGAAATAAGCCATTAGAATGATGCTCCATTTGTAACGTCACTATCAACGTCACCTCTAGTTATAATATCCGTTTCGGTGAATTGTAATGTCAATGTTGTTTCTGATGGAAATCCATCTCGCATAGGAACATAAAATCCAGCAGATGCATAATCAACATCAATACTCGTTATAACACAACGTCTAAATTTATTCATCCAAACTAATTCTTCAAATCTACCACCGCCATTTGATTGTAGGTATTTAATTTCAATTTCCTTTGGATAATTTAAATAGAAGTTAAATGGTATCTTTTCAGGTAAAGAAGCCCTGCGGAATTCTTGTATAATTTGATATATTATTCTAGATTCATCTGAAGATTTTGGTGTAAATTTAAATGTGTATTCGAATGTTCTCATACCGACACCCTTAAAGAACATCTTTAAGTATGGGTTTTCTGCTTTACCAGAATTAAATGCACCAGCATCACCCAAAATAGATTGTTGTGCCATTGTTTTGCCAATGTCCATAATATCACCAAAAGAAATTTCATTATATGCACTAGATAAAGTATCCAAAAATCCTTCTTGAGCAAAGGTAGTCATTGTATTTCCAATTTTACCAATACCTTTCTGTTCCCACTCAACTTTACCTGGATTTCTTAATGTTGACGGCATATATAAATATATTTCGGAATCATCGTTTGTTTGTTCTTCAGATAATCTCTCAAAAAATTTAAAGTGTACACAAGTTAGCATATCATTTCTAACAGTATGCGGTGAATTTGGATCGGTAGAACTTTTTGGTCTTGCATCGCCCCTCATATATGAAGGATAAGCTAATATTTTTTTATCAGACATTTTTATTCCTATGAAAAATAACTAAATATATTTATGACTTTACAATATACACAAGGAAAATATAAATTAATCAATGAATCTAAATATATTGGAGATAAATCTAATATAGTATTTAGATCATCTTGGGAATTAAAAATGATGAATTGGTGTGATAAAAATGCTTCAGTTTTAAAATGGGGTTCTGAAATACATCCAATACCATATTATTCATCAATAGATAACAAAGTACGTAGATATTTTCCAGATTTCTGGCTATTGATTAGAAATACTGAAGGTATAGAACAGAAAATAATAATTGAAGTTAAACCATATAAAGAAACATTACCACCAACATCACCAAAGAAAATCACTAAGAAAAGTCAAGCTAAATATATTAATGAAAGAATAACTTATGAGAGGAATCAAGATAAGTGGAAGGCAGCAAGAGAATTTGCTATAAAACATAATATGCAATTTAAAATAATGACCGAATACGAACTAGGAATAAAAAAACGTGGAAAATCAACTTAAAAAAATTATTAACACATCAAAAGCAAAAGCTAAAAATGCTACTGCTTGGTTTAATAAAATGATTGATAAAACAATCAAGGGTAAGTCTGAATATAAAACAACCACAACACCTGAAATAGGAGTCATTCATAATTTTGTATATGACGCGAAGCACAAAGATAAACTACCAACATGGGATGCTTTTCCAATATCTATTCCTATTGAATTCTATAATGACGGTTGGTTAGGAATAAATTTACATTATCTACCATTGCGGGAAAGAATGCAATTATTAAAGGCATTGGAAAAAGTTAAAAAAACAACAAGAAATAAAAATACTAGATTTAAATTATCATATAAAATTTTACAAGCTGTTGCGAAAACCAAATTATACGAACCAACATTGCATAGATATTTGACAAAACATATCAAAACAAAATATAACGTTATAGAACTAGATGATGATTATTCAAATATTATTCACTTGCCGGCAGCCCGTTGGGTTGGAAAAAAGCCTTATTAAATTTAAAATGATAAATAATAGAAAACAAAAAGAGGTGATCCGCCAAGATAACACCTCTTTTCTAAACACAATAAACTAATCAGGAGTTTACTATGTCTAATAATATTTATACAAAACCCCACCGGAAGAATCTTGTTAATTATTGGCGTCAATTTATACCTAACTGGGAGATTCCTAAAGGCTTTCATGTTCATCATATAGTACCTAGATGTGCTGGTGGTTCGGATGATGCTAAAAATCTTATAGCACTACATCCAGACGACCATGCTTCAATACATCGTTTAAGAGGTGATATTAAAGAGGGTAATCTTTTAAAAATGTCTGATACTCAATTTAAAAAAGGTCATAAGCCATCTAAAATAACCAGATTAAAAATGTCAAAATCTAGACAAGGAAAAACACCGTGGAATAAAGGGAAAAAACAACAATCAACATCAGGGGATAAAAATCCATCTTTTGTTGGTTATTACCACACACCTTGGGGTAAAGTCGTAAATTGTAAAAATAATTATAATATATCTGTTAAATGTGTAAAGAATTGGTGTAAAAAATCAGAGCATATTATCAATATAAATAATTATAGTAAATCAAAATATCTCAAATCAATAGGTCCAAATGTTATAGGTAAAACATTTAAAGATATTGGATTCTGGTTTGAAGGTAAGAAACCTTATTAGGAGTAAGAAATGGCTTACAATAGTGGAGTTGAAAATTTTGTCAACCAAGTAATAAAATCAAATTCAATAGCAAATCCAAATAGATATTGGGTTGAATTT